CATATGAATGGTCAAGTCTTTCCGCATAAAAGATATCGTCAATTTGAGCCATCTTTATCCCCCAACCTTTCTTGCTTCTCTTTCTCAACTCCCATATAAGCGTCTAAATCTTCCTGACGAAAACGCCTATGCTCACCAGTAGTCTTGAAAGATTTTATCTTTCCGTTATTGGCAAGCGTCTTGAGTGTATTTATTGACACCCCAAGATAATTGCTTGCTTCTGTGATTTTATATATTTTCATTTATTCGCTTCTCTGCAATTTCACAGTATTCTTTTGATATTTCACTTCCGATATAATTCCGCTTGTTTATCTTTGCCATCTTCGCTGTCGTCCCACTTCCCATAAACGGGTCATAAACCAAATCATTTTCATTACTCCAGCTTATTATATGGTCATTTGCAAGTGCTTCTGGAAATACAGCTGGATGAATAGTCTTATTTTGTGCAACAGCAATTTCCCAAATATTATTTTTAAATCTTTGATTGTTTAGAGTAAAATCCTTCTTTGTTCTACCATTTTCCCCACCAATATTTTTACAAGTAGATGTGTATTGTTCACCACCAAATTTGCAATTTACAAGTATTGGATTAAATGTCTTTGGAGTGCCTTTACTAAATACAAACATATATTCGAATACATCAAAATATCTCTTTGTTTTAATTTTAGGCATAGGATTTGTCTTTTGCCATATCATTGTATCATGTAAATTAAAACCAATTTCCCTGAAATACAAAGCCTGCTTAAACGAAGTACCCGTTTCACTTCCTTTTATTGTAGCATCTCCAACAACCCAAACAACAACACCACCTTGTTTAGTTACTCTGAACAATTCTTTTGCTACTGCCTCAAAATCGAAACTGTAGCCATTGTAATTCCTCAAATTGTCGTAAGGTGGGCTTGTCACAGTCAAATCAACAAAGCAATCTGGCATCCTTGCCATAGTATCAAGGCAATTTTCGTTGTAGATTTTATTTATTTTCATTGGCAAACTCACAAAATGTTACATTGGGCTTAAATTTTACTGGTGACAGGTGATCATGTTCTATACACCATTGATATTTCTCAGGCTCAAGTTCTTTTACCTTCATCAGTGCTGCTTTCCCTTGTTTGGGACAACGAACACACCCCAACCTCTTAAAATGATGGTAAAGCGGGTTCAACAGATTGTGCTTTATACACAATTCCTTCGCATCATCCTCAGTATATCCGTACTTGATTAACAAACTTTCGTTTGGTTCTAATATTTTCCTATTTTCACCTTTCGCAATCCCTAATAAAAAAGAGCAATTCCTGCCTTTGCAGTAATTTTGCATTGGTTCCCATTTCAAAATCCGTGCACAAGTTTTATATGCAGTAAACGGCCATCCATAAATAGTACCAACATGCTTCCCTCTCACCTTTACACGATAAAAATAATCCTCAAAAGATGGGGATGGAATTATTGTTACTTTCATACCCATATAACTTTCAAAGGCGTTTAGCAATTCAAGTTCCATTTTAAATGGGTCAGGCAATACAGTAATAATCTCATCAATCTGTTGTCCGTGTTCTTTTGCGAGGATAGCCGTTGCAGTGCTATCCTTTCCTGTTGACCAGCATAGAATTCTTTCCATCTTTCAACTCCTTAACTAGTTTTTCGTTTGCATCCACAATCTTCTGCATATCCTCAACGGATATTTCTTTTTCCAAAGGCTCGAAGAAATAAACTTTCTCATCCTCTGTCTGAAAATACTCTGTACAGACAAAAACAACCTTCATTTCAACCTCCCGTGATTTGAATGAAATCCATATTCTTTTTCTTTACTCTTTCTTGCTTCAACAGCATCGTCCTTTGTATCGAAATATCCAATATGTTCTAAAACATTATTATTTTTTATCATAGCTCTCCACTTGTTTAGTGGTTTACAAAAGGATATGCCGAACACTCCATGTTTAATATTCTTTGTTATCTTTCTGTTTTTTGCATTTTCTTGTCGAGAGACAAGCCTTAAATTTTCCAGTCTATTATCTAACCCATTGCCATTGATATGATCTATATCCATATCATCTGGAATTTCTCCATATACATAAATCCAAACTAACCGATGAATCCTGTACGCCTTATTATCTATTCTGACGTACCTGTATTGAAGAGGGCTATCATTGTCTTTATTGCTTTTGTAATTAACAATATAGCCAGCCAGCTTACCTTTCATTGCTCTGCTGTTTCTGGTGAACTTATTATAAAAGTTCCCATCTTCAGAATTAAGGACGAATATTTCTTTTAATTTAGATTGTTCAACCATATTAAAATCCTTTCGTTGCCTTTATAACTTTCATTTTTCACTCCTTAAATATACACTATTTCTGGTTAAAAGCAAGTGATTTTAACCGATTTCTTTTGATTTTGTTGGATTTTCATAAGCAGTTAAAACCTCCCTTCTTAATGCTCTCACATCAGATTCGGTAAGATCTCCTGGGTCTTTGTTTTCTGGCAATTCCAAAACTTCCGTAAGTTTGATGAATGGTGATAATTCGTAGGCCAAACGATACGCCTGTTCAATAGCAGTAGACTCTCCATCAAACATTACAAAGCATCTATTTAGGTTCATTTTGATAATACTTTCGACCTGTTTCTGTGTGAATGATGTAGAAAAGAGGGCGATGGAGCCATCTCCGAGATTCATGGCGTCCATACATCCCTCTACTATAATAGCACAATCTTTAACGGAATCTGAATTAAAAATCCATTCTCTTCTCGGCAGGAGATTGTGCGATTCTGGAGATGTCTTGTACTTTAATTGAGATTTTCCTGTCGTGTCTCTACCGATGAAGCCGACAGTTCGACCTTCCATTTTACATGGAACAATGAGCCGAAATTTTTGATCTCCAATGTGGTCTGCAGACATCAATGAGTATTTCTTCTCCCATTTATCAGCTGGATAACCTCTATTTTCAAGATAAATTCTATGTTCTTTTGAAATAGGCGATTTGAAATCTCTCATTAGATCTTCAAGTTTGCCTGTAATTTTGTGAGTATATATGTATTCGCTCGTTTTATCAGCAAAATATATGGAATTAGAGATGTCTGCAGCTGCACTTGGAGACTCACCAAACCTGCGTAGAAGACTTTTGAATTCACCGTGAATCCCACATATCCAACATTTATATCTTCCATCTCTCAGGCGAATACCAAGATGGTTTGATCTATCTCGGCAGAATGGATTCACGCACCTGATTCCAATATACCCTTTGGATACGTTTTTACCATGCGTCCAATAGGGTATATTTTTCATATCAAGGTAGTCTTGGATGGTCATATCTAAGATATCCCCATATCAATCCCATCAAGAGTTTTTCAATCTTATCATGATCAATATGGTCTGGGAGAGTGGAACGAACATATGCTTCTTGAGCCAAAACAAACAATCTATCCGCCTCTGCCTTCACCCTTTCCAGACTCCATTCTCCTCTTTTAATTGCTTTTAATTCATCGTTGTCTGGTCTAAAGACTCTTAAATGACCATCTGTGAGATATTCAATACTCATCCTAAGTAACCGAATGAGATGAGCCGCATTCTTTACGTCAAAGCCAAATCTTTTAACGATCTCTTTCCTTTTCGCTCCCATATAACCTTCAAATGCCATATGAGTCATTCTATGTAATTGACCATGGGCATATCCAGAAAAACTATGGTACGCTTGTTTAGAGACGAATAAATCTCTATTGAATAATATCGCGTTACCTATGTCTGAGACGTACACATAATGTTCTTTATTTAACCACAACAACGATAGGACATTTGGATTTTGCTTAATCAACAAAGAAAAGAATTTCTTAATCTCATAAACTACCGAATCCCATTCTCCTCTTTTAACTTCTTTTTGTTCGAACCGCTTGAGTCCAAGATACTGTGATTTAGGCCCAAAGCACACACCAAGTAAGTCGATATCGTCAATAGCTAATGGATCATCTTTTGGTATGTATGTCCCATGAGAGGTCGAACCTACATATCCAAGTAATATTGTATTTTCTGGAATGATCTCAAGAGTCTCTTCTCTTGATAGTCCTTTGAGTTTAATCATATTTTCTCCTATTCTGGCAATCTATGTAAAACATGTGTTTGCATTTTGACCTTCTCTATGCTTTTTTCAAGTGAGAGGATTTTCTTTGACTTCATATACTCGAATTGTTCAATAGCACTTTCCAAATCCCAATGCCAATCTGGTTTTGTATAGTATGACCAAGGATTCCCAACATTTCTTTCCTTAATGGTTGCTAGAGCACCTTCTACTTTATATAATTCCTTCTCGTAAATACCAGACTTAAGAGCATCCTTAGTCACATATACAATCATAATTCAAACTCCCTCATAAGAATATCTGCATGTTTGATAACAAATTCAGCTTGACCATTATATAGTCCAATTTTAGTTGTAACAATCTCCTTGATGCCAGCATTAATGCACATTTGAATACATCTCAAGCAAGGGGTGGCATTAACATATAATGTAGCATCTTTCGTAGATACTCCAGATCTTGCTGCCTGTACAATTGCATTCTCTTCGGAGTGGTTCGCTATACAAATATCCAAACCTTCTCCAGACTTATATCCTAAAACTTTTCTTGGACATGTGTAAATAGCAATACCAGATGGAACCGCAGGAAGCTGCTTTTTTAAATATTCATCCTTAGAATATCTAATAGAACAATCTGGTATTCCTCTAGCTGGCCCATTATATCCAGACGAAATAATGGCCTTGTCTTTTACTATGATGGCCCCAATTTTCCTGGAATAGCACTTGCTATTCTCTCCTACTACTTTGCATATTTCAAAGAAATATTGATCCCAAGTCATTATTTGTTTCCTTCGTTCCATCTCCCCCATGCAAGAGCTGCATAGTGGGCGATCTTCAAAAAATCTCTTACTTGCTCCTCGTCTCCTCTCATATTTTTGCCATACCTTTTGATATACTTCTCAATCGCTTTGATACAGTACATGGCATTCTCTGCAGAGACACGATCATCTGACGAGTCACCGTACTGGGGGATTGTATACTTGACAATGTGTTCCTCAACCAATTTTGAAAACTCTTTCCAACCTATAAACTTTTTATTCCAATCTTCCATTGCTAACATTGAATGCAATGCAATTTCAACAAAATAACTTATTTGATATTTATCTCTGTCATTTTTGTCGTATTTTTTTATTAGAGCATTTATCATATTGATATGATCTGTCCTACAATCGTTCTTACTGACTTGGCGTTCTTCCAATAAACTTGAGAACTCTTTCCATTCTGATACTCGATCAATCATTTTATTCTCCTATTTTCCATTTATTTCATCCAGAAACTTTGCCACATATCCATCTTTCCTTCTTCTTGCTTCAGCAAGTTCCCATACATATCGATACAAATGCAGCCCTTTAGAACAAGCTACTGTTTCTCCTGGATCAACACCAATCTCTTCAGCCATGTATTCCTTAAGAATTTGAAGACCTGCTAGATTAGCAGGAGTACCCCCAAACAAATCCCAACTCCTCCACATTGTATAGAAATGAAGTTTATTATCTTGAACTCTACTGTCAATTACTTGTAAGCATGGTGGGTCGTTTAATAACATATCTCCAGGTTTAGCAATATGCATACAAAGTTGATTATTACGAATCTTACCTGTTTTATATTTAGATATTACATGTTCGATTTGATTTAAGGGAGAGATCAAGCGACTGCCATATGAATATGTTTCATTCTCCTTCAATTTGTCAGTCATCAGATAAAGAATGTATGGTTCTCCCTTGAAATTTGGATCGTCACCAAGAATATATCCAGGTTCAATTGGATCTGGGATTCCAAGCTCAGGAGGAAGATGAGGTTCAAGAGGTCTCGTCTCTGGATGTGTGATTTGAATCGTTACAAAATCAAATTCAAGCCGATAATCTCCAGCAAAACTCCCCTCGTCAATCTTGAAAGGTCTTCCTTCTTCCAAGATCAACATGATCAATTGATTCCATGCATCTGGTATGTCTGTAGCCTTAACGAAAACTGGGTTCAACATTCTATTTCCTCTCCGAGTCAACCAATGCATTTCCTGTCATCATATGTTGCAATACAATGACCTCATGCGCCTCGTTAAATAATCGATACCTATTCTTTACTACATTGAATCTTACTTCGCCAGACTCCTTCTCCTCATTGGTTTGCATAAACCCAAAAATAAAATCTGCATGAGCATAATTGGCCCTAGCAGAACCAGAGGCGTCTCCCATCTGTGAGTATCTTCCCCTCTCCTTTAGCACATGTGTTTTGACCTGTGAAACTGTAACCACCATAGCCTTGCGTTCAAAAGCCATCCCTGCCAGAGCCATCATTGTTTTGTTTAATCTTACTTCGTCATTGTCGTTTACATTGTGATCTTCAGGAGCCATGATTTCTCCGTAATCCACGACTATCAGATCGGGGACAAAATCTTCCGAGTATTCCAGAAGATCCAGATCCCTTTTCATGTCGGATGTGTTTGCAGAAAATTTGGGATAGCATTTGTAACGATAGACATCTCCATATGAACGATTGAATGCCCTCATACGACTTGAAAGGTAATCCATCGTGATGGTCTCTCTGACAATCGGTTCGTACCACGATTCAGGTTCAAAATCATTGTCGATTCCCCTGCAGACATTGCAAATCCGATAGTCAACAGGAGCCTTATCCCACCTTGGCTTGATGTCGTCATCTGAATATAATTTTACCCTGTTCTTTCTCTCTTTCTTGGGGCAAGCATCGATCTGATTCAGACGGCAATCAAAGACCGGATATAAAAACTGACTTTCCTCCTCATTCCTTCCTGTGAGAATTCTATAATACCTCTTTGCATTTTCTTCTTCTGACATTTCAAGATTGAATTCGACAACCTTGAATCTCTCTTTCATTGCAAGGGTCTCAACAATCTTAAGGAAGTTTGATTTTCCAGAACCATAAACTCCCTGCCCAATAATCAGCCAGCCACGATTCCACCAACCGAATAAATCGCCTAAAGCTCCAGGAAAAAGAATCATCCTGTTTTTGTCATCGCTCTTATAAACTGTCTTGGCGAACTCAATATCATTAGGATTGACCCATCCAGAGGTTTGTTTTGATATTTTTTTGAAATTTGTCCATACCTCTTCCGCTTCTTCTACTTTATCAAGTTCAGATAAAGATTTTACTTTTGTCGATATGTCAAGTAATGCTCTTTTGCGAAAGTATTTAACTGCTTTGTCAATGACAAATTGTTCATTAAATGTCTCGTCATATTTATCATCAAGTTGTTGAAGAAAAGGCCCGATTAAATTTACGTCACCGTCATTTAATTTATCCTTATAGATTTCATAAAGATCGTTTATGTGTTCAATTGGAGCTTCTTGGTACTGGTCAAAATATTCTTTTACCCACCCATATACCGTTCTCACAAATGGCACAGAAAACAATTCAAAACGAGCTATTGGAACAATCTCTTTGAGAAAGTTTGTATTCGTTATAGCCGATATTAAAATTCTTTCTTCTTCTTTGACATCTATCTTTTTCCTTTTTATATCCATTCATGGATGTCCCTTAAATATCAAAAATATTGTGATAACAATTAGTAACTGTCCATAATGATATATATCATAGGTCATTTTCTAATGCTTTTTTTGCTTCATTAGCAATAGACATGAAGTTTGAATTGTCATAGTATTTGTCGCATTGTTCAGCCCATTGTATAATATTTTTCAATGCTCGTTCCATTTTCTCGAATTTATATTCTCTACAATCACATGCTTTATGGTGATGTACACACCACTTTGCAAATCTCTTCATTCTCTTCAAATCATCCATCATCTTCTCCAAATATAGCCTTGGAAAATGTTGAATTTGGTCTTTGTCCTTTCATATGAGCCAATACAATTTCCATTTGTTGTAGATGTTCAGCATCTCCTCTCCAATGAGCAATAGGAATTTCAACTTCCTGCTCCATACTGGCCAATGGATACTTTTCCACTTTTTTCTCTTTGATTATAATATACCTTTCCATGTCATTCTCCACTAGAAGTCAAAGTTTTTATACATTCAAGTTTAGATCCACACACAACGCAATATTCACTTTCATTTTCTCTTTTCAAGTGAAACATGGATACTTCCAATTTGCATTGTGGACACAAATACATCTTTAAGTTTATATCACTGTATCTTTTTTGAGTTTTTGATTTCAAGATCGTCCTTCATAGTTTGACATATGTTCCCATAAGTCTCTATAGCCCATCCAGGCCATTGAAAGAACGCTGCGACATCTAAACACCTATCGTATGCAAAGTCTGTATATTCAGCACTATCTCTACAATGAGCACAAACGATATCTCTATCTTTACACTTTCTGATTGTACATTGATTTGTTGGTACGTAAAACATGCTAGTGTTTTTTATTTGATCCAGTTCTTTTTTTGATATTCTTGGTTTTTTACTTTCTTTAGGTTTATCAGTTCTGACTAGTTCTATATTGGTCTTTCTATAGTCAAAGCAATTGTTATTGTTAAATTTTAATTTAAGTTTTAATTTTCTTAGTCCTTTATAGCCAAGCATGTCTTTGAGAGCAATAAGTGGTTTGTCAACCCTGCAAACAGTCATTTCTCCGTTATTACCCGTTTTTCGTGATCTCCAGTCGTATGGTTCTACAACGAGATAATCGTCTTTGTCTATTAAGAGTTCTTCTCCTGTTTTGAGCTTGATTGAGACATACTCAAAATCAATCAATATCACCTCCTGTCATCAGCCATAAGTCCAGATGCAATTTCCCTCAAGGTCATTGCCGCCTCGATACGGTCGTGGATGGTTTCGAGCTGGATCTTCACTCCTTGGTTTTTCAATGTTACACCAAAATCACTCAAATCCTCAAAGTTTTTCGTTGCTAGATACCACAAACTCACTGCGTCTCGCGGATCAAGAATTTTCATAATTATCCTCCAATCACCACCACTGTATCGACATTTTAAAATTCGTTCTGGATAGTTAAGAATTTTAGTTACTTATCTGTTTGGAACCTGGTGGGTCTATAGGAAGTTTCATCCAATGAGTTACACGATATTGAGGAATGCAATATTCACGTTCCGCTAATTCTTCGTAGAACCCTTCTGGAAGATATGGGACTTCAAAATTAACGTCATCATCACGGTACTCGAAGAAATCATCGTCCATTTCATAGAAATTTTCCCATGTGTCCTCAGCTTGCAAGGCAAACTCATCAGCATAATATCCCATACCAGTTCTTCTCTTCCCATGGGAATTCTCCCATGTGAAGATGACTCGCTTTCCTGATTTCGGTTTCTCTTGATTCACATCGATCCATTCCGGGAAGTTCGAATTTGCCATGTCGCCACCTTTCTGATATGCCCAAATTTCGTAAAATTTGGTGTCTCTCGCAAGACTTCTCTGATTTCATGGAGTCAGATACCTAACAATTCAAATTTGCCATGTTTGCGGCGTTAAATTCGGCAAGATGCTGAGGAGTCCACTGAGACTGATCCTGCACATATTTTGTAATGATTGTGCTGTTTGCTGTTTTAGGACTATTCAACAGTTCCATAATTGATTGTCTTTTCGCCCATCTCAACAGGGATTCAGTCATTTCATTTGTTTTGTCTTCCCTTGAAAAAACATTTTCTCTCACAAGGAATTGAGTAAGATTCCCATTCCATGTCGGCTTTGATATCAGCCAACCAGTATGAACTGTTTTGCTATTGTAGTTTTCAGTTTCAACAATGCTGTTTACAAGCCAACGAGCAACATTGTCTGGATTTATTTCTTTGTGCCCATTCAATCTGCATTTGTTTGTGCTGAAGTATTCTATTGCATTTTTCGCCGCTCTAATAAAATTATTCTGATCTTGAATCGACCAACCCATTGCAGGAATAATTCCACTAAGAACTGTTTTAGTGTATTTATTTTGAATGGCTTTTGTATATTCTGGATTTGGATCTTCAATTGGTTTTTCAACAGGAAGAGGTTTTGCTGGTCCTTCAAAGTATTTTATGAAATTGCTTGGCGATTTTCCGTTTCCTTTTCTGACGGTGAATTCGTCAAGCAACCAGCGATCAATACTCATTTTCTTCATCTTTTCCTTTGTTGATTGCAATGCAGGTTCAACAAGCTGATTGTTGGCGGCGATCTTAAAGCGTCTCATCGCAATAAGAATCTCGCTAAATGTAAACTTGCGGGAATCATATTTTTCATATCCAATTTTATTTGAAAATAATTTGCCTTCCATTGCTTTCTGCAACTTCTTAATGGCAAAGTCTTCGGATTTCGCAGTCGTTGTGTCGCGCAATCCGAGCCTTACCCACAGATCAAGCAATCTCAAAGCATCGTTGTATGTTGAATTTCCAGATTTCTTGATTCTTGAATCCTCCTTGGCCAAACGAGCTTTCTTTGCAAGACTCTCTTTCGGCGCAGGAGGATCTTGCTGTCCCGCAGGTGAATTTGTTTCCTGTTCTTCTGCAGGAGGTTTGGTTTGCTCTTGGTTTGAAGAAACGCTTTGGCGTGAGCTAACGTTGCGCTCTGCGCGTTCTTTTTCTTTAGAAAAAGGAAAAGCATTTTCCTTATAGACACTTAAAGCATTTTCCTTATAGACACTTAAAGCATTTGCCCCCAAATCTTCTACGGTGTTAACATCTCTACACTCTGGAGAATCCGTAGGGTGGAAAAGGTCTGTTTTTTCCTTTGACCACAGGAACTTAACGTGGATAAAGTGCCCGGAAATTCGGTTGTATTTTCGCCTTGTGACGTCTTCAATTACTCCAAGGTTTATCAGGATTTTTTTAATTCGTCGTACCTTTTCTTCTGTCCACTTCATTCCCTTGGCAGTATATGCTGTCGTTGTCTTGGGTTTATCTGTTTTTTGCCTTTTGGCGTGTCGATAGTAAAATGCATATAACCCGATGAGTTCTGCGTAGTTGTCATCTTGTAGGAATTTATCTTGGATGCTCTTGGAGATGACGATTGGTTCTTCTTGGATATTTTCATTCACGTATCCCATGGTACTAGTCTCCTATAGTTGTTTAAATGATTAATAAGGAGTTCTAAGATCGAGACTAAACATAAGATCTTTAATTTTTTTTGTTTTTTCTAAAGGCCATGAAAATATTTTAGATATTTCCTTAACAGAAATACCATTGGTTTCGAATCCATTGTATTTTTCTTGATAGTAATAGAATAAATATAGGCTTAGTAATTCAGAAGGATAATTTGTTTTAAAGAATTGATCCATAATACATTTATGAATAAACATTGGTTCATCACACACATCATAGCTAATGTAGTTTTCAGTCGTCATATTTTCTTCTCCATCGTTTATGTTTAAATTATACTTTTTACTAATTTCTTTTATTGCTTCTTTTTTAGAAGTAGGACGATTAAAAATAAACATTTGAGATTGTCTTTGTTTGCCAGTGGCCTTCTCAGTTGTATCAAGAATGTATAATAATTTTGCTCTTTCGAGTTCTTTTAGCCCTACTTCGACATAGCCAAGAGAATCTTGTGAAACATCACAAATGTCTTTTATTGAGATATCTTCTGTTGGCCTGCTAGCTAAATAGATAAATATTCCTTTTGCAGTCCATGATAATTGATTGTTATTGTCTATATAGTCAAGACATATTTTTGCAGATCGATTATTTTGACTCTTTTTTTGCTTTGAATAATTGACATACTCATCTACTTGATTAGTCATATTCGACATTATTTTGCCTTTTTATTTAATATTAAAAACATTATTGTATATTTCCAATAACATATCTTTTGTCTTGTCTGGCTTAGTATTGTAATTTTGTTCTACTACTATGTAATGAACCTTTTTTACATACTTCATATATTTTTTATAAAATGAATTGTCGATATCTATCTTTCGTTCTTTCCGGCCTGTTTGTGGATCATATACAAAATCTATTGTAATAAACCCTTCTTTCTTCAGGTTTGATATCGACATACTTGTGACACTCTGAGACACACTTAGAAGCATTGATAGATAGAAATTTTTTGCATAGCATCCACCTGTACCTTTACTTAGGTTTTGTATATACCCAAACAATCTTTTTTCAACACTAGTCAGTATTGGATGCCAATCGACTTCAACAGGAATCCAAATTCCAGATATACCAAATTCATTTTGATCATCTGACGACATTATTCCCCCTATTTTTTAACGTAATCCGAAGTGATCTTTGAGTATTCCACCTATTAGTGGATCTTCTATATCTGCATCACTGAGATCACAAGGTATTGGAGGTAACTCATTATATGATTTTAATATAATCTCATCATTTAATTTTACCGCTCTCACCTTTGGACGACTAGTTACAGATGTGTCGATAAATCCATCGTATTCTAATTGCTTCATAAAATATTCTGTTGATTTTTTACTATAAATTCCAGATAGCTTAGAAAGTTCTTCAAGCGAAATATTAAAATAATCTTGCTTATCAATAAGTTTTAACAAATCTCTTTTTGCAACCAATGCGAATAGAATCGCTGTTTTCTTTATATTTCCCAATAAGAATATCATACCTCTTGGAAGGTAAATATAGTCTTTATCCTCATATAAAAATAGTTCTTCAAGCGAGGATGCACGAGGAGGATCAAAAAACAATGGCATTTCGTTCTCCTGACTGTCTCAAGCTATCTTGAGACGCTTTTGTGAAAGGCTTTAAATTACGACTAGATCGATGGGAATTGGTGATTAAATTGGGAGCCATAGATCGACCCCCACAAAAGAAAAGACATGCTGCCTACTGGACGTTTCCAAAGTTTGTAGGATGCTGCCGGGCTTCTTACAAACAAGTTGACTTTCCAAGAAAGGAGACAGGCTGTGGGAGCCTATTTGAGACTTGGAAACGTCCAGTACACACCATGTCAACTCCATTATACGACCCTTTCGTATAAAATCAACTTAAAAGTTCCCGGCGCACCTCCACTATCTGAAAAAAAGAGTGTTCTGTCAAGCATTTTTATGTCTAATAAAATTGGTGGTTTAGAGCTAATCGCTGGAATTGACAGTCAAAACTTTAGTAAAAAATTTTTTACCCCGTAGAGCCAATCTCTACGGGGCGATTCAGGAGAAAAACTATGAATGGTACGGTTACATCATACCATGATTTTGAAAATTTTCCAAAAAAATTACCCCGTAGGGCCAATCCCTACGGGGCTCAACATGAGGGAGAACTAACACCGAACTAAGTATAGCACATTTTTCAGTAATTTTACTGAAAAAGTGTAACTATCCGAGTTTGCTCTCCAATTCGGCAATCTCAGCATCCAGAGCAGCCCTTTTCTCGTCCCTGGAAAGCAGGGCGGATTTCCGAGCCTTGGCAGCTCGAAGCCTCTTCATCAGCTCTCCCTTGACTCTCATGGTGATCTCGTGATCGGCAGACAGGAGGAGATTTGAAACCCACTCAGGAGTCTCAATTCCCAATTCCTGGTAGCCAGCATCAATAGTCTGGAGCTGAGACTTGGCAAGCATCAATTCCTCAACAGTTGCAATGTTCTCAACATTGGTGTTCTCAACAATCATTGTGATTTTCATTTTTATTTCTCCTTTTTAGGATTTGGTGGGCAAGAAGAGGTTCGAACTCTTACGACCACATTGGCCAGAAGATTTTAAGTCTTCTATGTCTGCCTATTCCATCACTTGCCCTTTTTAAATACATTATTGATCAATCAATTTATTTTTTACTCAGATCCATTACTGGATCTACGTTTCCGCCAACAAGAAAAGTACATTTGCCATCTGAACAAACATCCCTCATCATTTTTATATTTTCCAATTGGAGGAATTGATTCGGATCAAGTTTCATTGCCTCTCTGTATGCATTATCTGCAATAGCTCTGCTTGCTTCTGCGTCCTTCCTTGCATCCTCTGCTATTTTTCGTTGTTCTTCTGTAAGTTTGCGTTGTTGCTGAGCAGCTGTTTCAACTCTTTGATGTTTGATTGAATCTGGAGGATTGGCTTTACCAACTGTTACATCTACAAGTTTTACAGGTATCTCAGCTTTTCTTAGATAATCAGACATTGAAATTGACACTTCTTTATCAATTTCTTCAATTGCTTTTGTACTTATTGCAGTTTCATTCATACCATGTTTCCTTACCGCTTGACGCACTCTATTTCGAAATTCTGCTTCAATATTTGTAGCATACCATCCTGGTCCAAATTGTCTGATTAGCTTAACAGAGTCTGTCACCAAAAGTCTGATAACCCCATCAAAGTCTAGCGGAACGCCGTCAGATGACATTAGATCGTCAAAATGTACTTCAAATTGTTGCGGTTGCATACTTACGATTACGTATTGGGTGGTGAACCAAACTATACTTCTTCCAGTTTTCACTGGAGTCTCATCAACTCCACCATGTCCAAAAAATATAGGTTTGTGTATTAAAACAGCTTCTTGACCAGCATTTGGAGATACAAATGTAATTAGACTTGTAAGTATAGCAAGAGACGAGATCATAAGTAGTCCAAAAAGTATAATTTTAAATGGACTGATTTCTTCTTCTTCAATTCGATTTCCAGTAAAATCTCGACCAATTTCTGTTTTATAAAACATCTTTTTAAATATCATCTTTTCTCCTCACTTGCCCTTGAATACTTTATCAAACGTCAACAGTGGGATTTCCATGATTTCATTGACCAACGAGTACATATTTGATCTCATCATCTTAACGATCATTCCCAATGAATAATAATCAACGTGGCTTCCAATTTCAAATGTTTCTAGTCCAATGCCTTCACGTTTGCAAAAAGAATCTAGATGGTTGACATCTCCAGACACATGAAATAGATACGTTGTAGGTTGAATTCCCATCTTTTTGGAATATTCGGCATATGCTTGGTGATATCTTGGATTTGTATTGTCACCTCCATCAGACACAATGGAGATACCATTTACAGATAAACTATTTTTAGTCAAATAATCCAGTCCACAACCAATCGATGTCATCCCAGACGCACTAACTCTTTTTGTCTGTTCCTGAATCTCAGTCAGCGACTTCCCAGACACATCAAAAAAGGTCGGTTTATCATTAAAAAAGACAAGATAAACTTTTCCAGAAACCTGATGAGCGATCAAAGCAGCAACCTGCTTGGCAAGATCAACTGCCTGATCCATCGATCCAGAACGATCACCAAGAACAAGCCAATCTCCATCGATTTTGGTTTCAGATAATTTCTCTTCCTGGAGATTGTCGAGCTTTGCAGCTACCTTGGCATCGACAGATTCTAGGATCTTGGCTGCTTTCCCTGCTTTGAGAGTAGCAACTTTCTTATCCTTCTTTGCTCTGGAGATTCCAGAATCATAAGCGGCTTTCAAAGCAGGGTTCTCAAACACCCCTGCCTTCTGCAGCATTGCTGTGTTATTGATCAGTTCAGATCCACTCATTCTCTCTATCAAAGCAAGCAGAATATCGGTTTTTCCCTTAATACCTCCCAAAGCCCCAACTGCAATTAGAAACGGTATCTTGTGGTTCAAGATTGTTCCTGCAGCCTCGTCCGGTTTCATGTTCTTAAGTTCTTTTACCTTCTCAAAAACACTTCCAGGAGGATATTTCTTTTCAAATAAAATAGCCTGAGTTCGATCAGTCGGTGGAATGTGGTACATAGCATAGAGAGTTTTAATGCTCTCACGATGCTGCAGAACAGTTGCATCCCACCATCTTTGATTTCGTTCTCTTTCCGTAAGAAACTTGTTTATAGCTTTCTTGATCCATCCAGCTCCAGGTGCAGGAGGAAGTTCTCTATGATAGCGACACGCACTTACCAGATCTCTCGGAGAAAGCAAGCAAAGATGAGCCGCTGCATTCTCATAGAGTTCATCGTCCTTTTCTCCTCTCAGAGCAAGGATAGGAAATGCCTTCTTGGAATCTCTTACTTCCCCTTTCTTTTCATTCCAAGCAATAAGATGTGCGAACAATTCAGGCTCGACTTTTACTGCTTTCAAGCCAGTGTCACTGTAGATTTTTAAATCTCCGTGACCAATTCTTAACAACTCATTTACAATCTGGTTTCTTGTTACCTCATTCTTCTCCAATTTTTCCTGGTTTACCAAACCTGCCTAAACCACGACAGGAATGGAAGGACGCCTTTCTTCGTCCATTTTAGACGCTTCAACGAGGATTGCCCCGAAAGGTCTTACGCCCTCTCCACGTCCGTTTTAAGTGTCTGCGAACCCACTTCAGCCACTTTGTTCAAGATAATCCGCTAAAGCCCTAAGAATACTTGGACTGTCATTTGCCAAACCAAGTATCCTATTACATTTTAAGCACAACTCGCCTGTTTCATGATTATGGTCTACCGCCAGATGGTGACTTTTATCATTTTTGGGAATTGGTTCGATTATTATTTTATATGGCAGTTTCATATAATATTCTATATCTTTTTCTTTCTCTTTTTTCTTTTCCCTTTTTTCTTCACATTTATCAAACCATTCTTCCGTTTCTATTAATGATTTTTTTATTACTACCCAATCCATAAACGGCATATCCAGAACAACTCTTACCATATCATCTGTCATATTGACTGTTGGTTTACTTCTAAATTTAGTTTCGCTGACAATTTCGATCATCTTGTTTTTATTCCTTTTCACATGTTCCGAATTTAATAAAGTCATTAAGAACTTCTCTAATAACAATGGCATCCTCTGTTGGGTTTTCGAGTCTAATAGACGACCATTGCTTATTATTATGAGTTATTGACAACAAAAATCTATTTGTATCTTTAACAATTTTTGCTTTCATTGGTTTCTCCTCTCATTTATCCTTTCAACCTACCATCTTCGAACCCATTAAGATAAATATGTCCTTCTTGTACTGTTTTTACAGTTGTTAATGGCTGTCCAGCTGAACTAAAAATATTAAGATGGGATGTCGTTACTCCAATTTTTAAATTGTATTTTTCTGCTCTCTCACAAAGATTATTATACATCTGAATAATTTTGGAGTGTACAAGTTTCATAGTTTTCTCCTTAAAATAAAATAGGGGCTAGTCGAATAAGCATGTAAATCTGGAATTCCAATCCATGAATGCTTATCAAATGGCCCCTAAGTTAAATGAGATGGGGACGAGTCTTTTGTGCTGTTTTTTTGATAGAGATTTCAAGTCTCTTGCGTATACCAGTTACGCCATATTCCCGTTTATGGTGGAAATAGTTGGATTTGAACCAACAAAATCATGAAAGCACAAAAAGTAATCCCCAAGATTTTCGGATGGTGAGTCGATAGAGCTTGGTTTTGAGCGGCTGTCCTACCAGCTGGACGACCCCCGCATAATGTTTGGAGCGGGGGACGAGACTCGAACTCGCAACTTGCGGCTTGGCATGAAAGCTCGGTTATCAGTAACCATCCTTAATTGGTCGGGGGCGTTTATCCGTCTGCTTATATCATCCCAATTGATAGGCATGTAGGACCGCAAAATATCTGTTTCCAGAGAGTCATGAGGCCATTTAACGGCACCCCCGATAAATCGATTGGATTGTAAGTCTGAACGGCCAGTGTTGCTTGACGTAGCGAGTCATGTAAGCCGATCAAGTAACAATCCATAATTTTCAAAGAGCGAAAAAGCAAAATCATGATAACACATTTTTTACTTTTTTTAACTTTTTTTTAATTAGGTGAAAATCATAATAAAAACAATCTTTTAATCACTATCTGGTAAGATATCTTTCCATTGAACCTGCCTGTGCTCTGGACAGTTTGCAATTTTCCAGTATTGGTATGTCTCAAACTCCTTTCCACATGTTTTGCATTTTCTAATGACCTTTGTTGTCATCGAGTCATCTTTTTCTTTTGCTGGCATTTCTTCTATTAGTAATTTCATATTAGCCCTCTTTATTGAAGTATCTAACAATGACATTAATGTTCCTATACGATTGTTTACGAAACCAGTATTTTTAATTAGTTTCAAGTATTCCTTTTTTATCATGTCAGATGTTTTTTTGTCGATAATCACAACATCCTCAGTTCGATATATGTATGTATCCTTTCACATACATGTTGGCTTAGATGCCGTCCAATATCGACAAAATCGACAATAATCGCTTGGTCTTTTCCTTCTGATCTTCTCAAACTCCTACCAATTTTCTGCATTAATGCAATTTCAGATTTCCCTCCTCCTGCCAAGATAATTGCTCCAAGTGAGGGGATGTTCACCCCTTCTTTCCATACTGTAGAAATGACGCAATCAAGTTCTCCTTGTTCTAATTGTTTTTTGATTTTGTTTCTTGTGTCTGAATCTACATCCCCTTTTACATAAGTACATTTGATATCTGACTTATTGAAGGTATCAAACAATCTCTGTCCATGTTCAACTATATTAACAAAAATAAGAGATGTAACTCCACTATTAGCTAGTGACTGTGCCTCTCGAAGAATAATTCTATGTCTTGTCTTATTTTCTACAATTCCAACGCGATATTCATCTTTATATGATCTTTGATTGTCAACATCTGAGCATTTTGGAACATTGACTAATTTAAGCCACGGTTCTACAAGCATATTCTCTTCCCTCCCTTCTTCCCAAGTTACTTCATCAATAATAGGTCCAAGTAGCCCTGTGATTGTCAATCTTTTCTGTTCTTCTGTAGGAGGTGTGGCTGTAAATCCAATTCTATATGGAGCAGGGATCTTGCTGAGGATTTTTTCCAGTGTAGCATCAACTCCAGAAGCCAGATGAAGCTCGTCAACAATGACCAGATCGAAAATATGACCCATTTGATCAAGATCCATTCGAATCATGGTCTGGATAGTTGAAACAGTAATTTGACCATAAATATGTTTTGGTTTTCCACCTCCAAGAGTCGTGATGCTTTTAAATCCAAATCTATCTAGCTCGTCTTCTGTTTGCTTGAGAAGATCGAGAGAGGGAACGAGAAAGAGAATGATCTTTCCTTGAAATGCTTTCATGATTGATAGTGCAAGAATACTTTTTCCCGTTCCAGTTGGAGCAATCAACATTCCCCTCTTATGTTTTAATGCCGACCAAACTAATCTCTTTTGGTCTTCTCTTAATTCAATTCCAGGAAGATAGATATCGTTTGTTGGAACAACTTCACTTTGAATTTCCTTCATAAGATCAGATTCAATGACATTGATATCTATCTTCTTTTTGTCGCAATAATTTTCAATCAGAGGCAAAAGTCCGGTATAAAATATACCAGACCTATTGATCATACTTTTCTTGCCTTCTCTCCTTATCTTTCCATATCGTCCTTGTTGATAGAATACATATTTATAGGTCACTGGAGGATAAAGGAGTTTCTTTTCTCCAGTGACCTGACTATAGATCGGATCTAGAATTTCGATCTTAATACTCATTGCCCCAACCAAATAAAAAACCAGTGGAAGAAATCAATTCCGCATATGCTGCAGTTGTGCAAGTATTCAATAGATTTGCAGATACACTTGTCGAATATTTTGGATTTTGTGCTCCTGCTATAACTTCTCTTAAAGCATATTTTTTGAACTCGATAATTGTATTGTATTTTTCTTTAATGGTTGGGGCATCTTGAATCCATTTTAACAATTGTTTGAGAACTTTTTGTTCTGAAACCCGATAGAAATCAATGTCTAACCATTCTAGAGCATAGTACGGATTTTTTTGCATCCCTGCAATAAGATTATCAATAGTACCTTGAATGATTTGAATTCTTCTTTCTACTTCTTTTATAAGTCCATTTACCCTTGTTACCATGGAATTTTCTGTCTCTCTCATTATAAGCTCCTATATCCACAATGTTGGCAATACTTTTGATTTCCATTCGTCCAGATCCCATTTTTGCATACGGGACACTTAGGACCGTTTGTTGCTCCACAGTCTATACAATGGTTTAAAGTATGTAGTCTATGACTATATTCATGTGTTACTTCCCATTTTTCAAGTTTACATTGCAGTGTCGGGACATCCCAAAACCAAGATTTCTCAGAATAAAAGAACTCCTCTTCTTGACAAGTCGTACAGTATACAACTCCTTCTGTTACGATGTTTTCAGACCCACAAATTCCACAATTTAAAACAGACTTCCTCTTGTCCATACATGCAGTTGGTTTTCGATTCTTCTTCGTTTTTTTGATTTTGTCGTGAATCTTAACGTCTGAAACGATTTTCTCTGGGAATGTCAGTGGATTTTTATCCATCAAGCTCTCCTAAAGCATGTACGAAACTGATTATCTCTCTTTCAGCAAAGACAATGTTTTTCTTTTTCAGATGTTTTCTTACAATGCGATACCAATTGCTTTTGCCGATTGATTTTCCAGTATTGAATTCTTCACTGATAATAGAGACGACCTTTCTCGCTGAATCGGACATTCTCTCAAACAATTCTTTTCGAGCTGTCAGATTGAATGGATCTGCAGAACGAGAAGGTGTTGTACTCAGTACAGCCTCGTCCGATGCCTCAACCAAAGATGCGGTCAAGGTGATCGCTAAGCGACTGTCTCTTTTGATTTGGTTTATTTCTGCCAGAACCGCTTCCCATGTTGTTTCCCCTCGATTGACTTTCGATTCCAAGATTTGGTGTAGTGTCATTGTGTTCCTCCGGTTTTTTAATTTCCACTCTTTTGAACACTTTGTCTTCTAGTTTCCTGACTTCTACGCAATCTACATTAATCAAATCTGATACGGAATCTTCCGATGGTCTCTTGACCTCTATTCTCTTGAATGTTTTTGTTTGCGGCATAATTGATTTGGCTATTAAACCATCTGGACATTTTTCAGGACATTCTGAATAAGGCTTGTTTTTGCGAGTCTGGCAATTTTCTAACGATAGTCTTACTTGATGGTGGTCACACCAGAAATATTTGCAAGGTGTAAAATTATCACAAGGTGGGTATCTTCCAACAATCGTTTTTCCATTGCATTCTTTTGCAATGTTCCCATTATCTCCCTCTCTTCTTAAAATTGGCAATTTAGGCCATGCTTCACAGAAATAACAGATTGGTTCGAGTTCTTCTTCTTTCTTTTTTCTACTCATGGCGAATGCCTTTTTGTAATTTTTCATAAGGGTTATCAGGAATCCATGCTAATGGCGTAATCCATTTTGCTAGAAATTCATTTGATTCTTTTCCACCACAAATAGGACACTTTTTCTCTTCATGAATGATCTCACATTCACAGCACAGCTTCGCTCTTGCCAGTTTAATAATCATGTTTTTCTCCTTGCCTGTTGTTTGTGGTTGACAACTCATCAAAGGCTACCATGATGCGATAGCCTTTGTCAATCGTCAATTAGTGGTTAGAAAATCCACATTTTCTGCATACCAACTGATTATCTGAATTGTAATATGCAGAAATACTTCTACATTTTGCACAGATCGAAGGGGATTGGTAGTCAAGAACAGGATGTGTTTTCTTAACTATTTTAGTTTTGTTTGATTTTTGATTTTCACTTCCAATGGAGGAAGCGATACCATAAGCCAAACCTCGAAAGAAGCTGTCAAACATAATTATCTCCCTTCTTTTTTGTCTTTCCTTGAATTGTCCCTGTCTCTTTCGATTACAAAAATATGGTCAGATTTTAACTCCCATCTCCCCCTTTCGTTTCTGTCTCCAGGTTGCCATTCATAACGATGTCGAGTCTCAGTCCTGACAGTATCATTCTTTCCCTTTGGAATCATAACACTGTCTGCCTGACAGATCGACACCCACCCGATCACAGTAATTATAGCGATTTTCACAATTTTTCTCTTCATTTTCTTCCTCCAGAATTCTTGTTAGGGTTGCAGCTACGAAATCAAATACCTTCTCTTTTCCTGAATAGTATTCAGATACTGTCTTATCCGTCTTTTCATAAAATTCTTTTGTAATTCCGTCTATTCTCTGAAAATGCTTGCACAATTCTATAAAATTCTTAATTCTTTCTTCAATCATCTTCTCCTCCCATATTATCTAAAACAAATTCCATCCATTGAATACAATTAGAAAGAGCCATATACAGTTGATCGGCAATATACTTTTCACACATCTCCTCTTCAAAACCAAGAAACAAATTGTTCCATTTAGATATTAAATCTTTTGATACCTCAATAATCGCTTCTGCTCGACAAATAGGACATTTACATTGTTCATTTTGTTCTTCATGTAGACTCTTGAATTTTTCCATATCAATTTTTTTATTATTGCCGTCTACAATATTCCAAAATTCCTCTCTAGTGAAGTTGTGAGCATTGAGATGATATAATTCGTCACTTTTCAAATATATGAACATGCCAACATACTCTTCTTCAGCAGAGTGTTCAAATACGATCTTCTCTACTTTTGGTACTGTCTCCCTAATCGTATCAAAGAAGTAAATAGGATCTGGAGAAATTTCTCTCACGAATTTTTCTATTTCATTCATCGATATCATTCTCCTTTTTTTATTCAATGTTAATTTTTATTTCTAGATCATAATATCCTGGAAGAATTTGTTTTTCATTTATTGTCCGAATATTCACAACGTGTTGATGTCCATCGATATTGACATACCACAAACCTGTTTCCTCTTGAAACTTTCTAATTAGATTCAAGATGTCACTTCTGAGAGTTTCTTTCTTTTCAATTATTTCTTTAATATCCATGTCGTTCTCCTAATGTTTCATGAAAAATACGTCTCTGCCAATGCCATCGAACTGGAAACAAATTCCACATTTTTCACAATTCCCAAAGCATTGAATCGCATCGATTGGAATCCTGGTTTCCTGCTGATCTTTTGTCTGAACCCATGCCCTCCTCATGTTTGGATGGATCGTGCTGTCTCCCCATCCGGTCCACATCGACAAAACTACTTGTAAATTATTAGAATTCTTTGAATCGAAATGTAATTGATGATTCTTTGTAAATACAAGAAATTTGATTTTATCGAATGAGTCTGCTATATTATCCATGCCAATGAAGAAACTCTGAGATGGAATATCTCCAGATACGAACCAACGAAAGAATGAGGGCTTGTTTTTCCACAACCAATCTTCAATACTTCTAAAGAACCTCTCTTGGTCATCTAAGTAATATTGATAATTTTCATGCCATGCTTTTCTTGTATTTGGGTACATTTTATACGACTTGTTTGTGTAGCAATCTTGTTTACATGGCACATCTGGTTGACAAGAATCTTGTGGAAAGGAAATGTTTGCAATTTTACCAAGCTTAATGTTCTCTTTGCTAACATGAATTTTCATAGTTTCCTCCTTGTTAGTTGTTTGCTTCCAGTACTCATTTCTGCCCACCATTTCTGATAGGCAGAATCAATACTAGAAAGCTTCCTTTGTCTGTCCCTTCAACGAATTGGCTCCTGCAATGATGCTATTTGCCAACTTAGTTTTAAACAACTTCATAATTTTAGATTTGTTTCCTGGATCAGACACATCAGACGAATCTTTAAGTCCTGCATCGTAAAGGACTTTTGCTCTTTTTGCTCCCACCCCTGGTATCGAAACCAGATTGACAAGACATTCTGGAATCCCATAAATCACGCGAGTAGCCAGAGATTTCCAAAGCTTGTCTTTCTCCCATCGAGCATACAATGAATCAGTAAGTGCCATACTCTGTACAACTCTTGGAACATCATAGCGAATTGTGTTCATGAACGTCCTCAAACTACCGTTAGCATCCTCCCCTGTCAAACATTTATATGCAGCCAAAACCATGTGGATATTCATGAATGGCTTGATATTCCTGTCTCTCAATTCCCAACTGAGCCATTCACATTCATCCTTCAATTCCTTTGGGACGTAACCGAGATCGTAACTTGGAACATTTGCCAATGCCCATGCAAGATCAATTTCATCTTGATGAGGTTTCTGCAGAATGTTCGAACAATTCAGATATCTCGCATAGACATCATATGGGCTGAAGTAGAGCCAGCTTGCTACTCTTCCAAGTCCAGTGACTTGAACATTCATTCCAGATGAATCTTTCTGAATCATCTGCATGTCAAATAACGCCTGCAGAAGATCCTCTGCATCATCGAGCATGAAATCAGGTTGTTGCATGAAGGCTAGTGATCGTTGAAACCAAGAGCAAATATCTCTTGCATTTTTAATTTCTCTAGATTCAATTTCACTTACAACGTGGAATGCAAGTGTAGCTTTTTCATTCATAACAGAAAGAACTGGTCTTGGATTGACAAAGACATTTAACCATCTATTTGACGACATTTCTGGAATAATTAAATATACATCTCCAGCATCATCCACACCGTATCTTCCAGCACGCCCACTAGCCTGTATAAGATCCAACTCATCTATTTCATTGATACCACGGTGGACTCCTAATGTTATCACGTTGCGTGCAGGGAGGTTTAGCCCCCATGCACACGTCGATGTGGATATCATTACTCTCAATCCATTAGTTCTATCTCGAAACGAATCTTCCAATGCTTTTCTTGATTCTCTATCTTCATCTGCATTATGGAATTTTACCTCTTCCCCTCTTCTTTTAAAATCCTCAATAAGTTGTCTTCCGTTTGTCTTATCCCAAACAAAAATCAGAAACTTTTCTTTTGGCTTTGACATTGCAATATCAACTGCAATACTTCTCTTTCTTGCTTGCGTTGCTCCATAATCCATTCTTCCCCAACTATTAACTACATTTTCATATTCCACTGGATGAAGATTTAATTGTACTGGTCTCCAAGTAGAATGAAGAACCTGATTTTTCTTTCCATTTAGAGAAGTAAGCCAAGCTCCAAGTTCCTTTACATTTGGCATTGTAGCAGAAAGAAAAAGAATTTTAGCAGATGGATTGATTTTTGAAAATTTCATAATGCCGCTTTCGACTGCATGACCACGCTCAGTCGTAAGAATGTGAGATTCATCAACAATTACTAATCCGACTTCCATCAGCCAGTAATTCTTTTCCTGTTTCATACGTCTAGCATGAGAATCCATCATTTCACTTGTCATTACAATGATTTGCGATTTTCCAAGCTTCTTCTTCATAGCTTCACTGAGGACGTAATCCCCAGTGAGAATGGTGATTTCCTTCCCCTCGAATCGCTTTTGCCAATCATCGTATTTCTCTTGAGTCAGAGCTTTCAATGGAGAAAGATAGATCACTCTCTTTCCAGTTTCGAGAACAGGATCAATGAGAAGTTCTGCAGCAATGGTTTTTCCAGCCGATGTGTTGGCTGAAATCACCATGTTTACATCGTCCTTCGAGAATGGATAGACCATGGATTGCACAGGATTAAAATTCTCGAAAGGATAGGAATAATATGAAAATTCTGAAGTTGGAACTAGCTCAACTTTGCCGTCATCACCCAAAGAAGTCTCAGGCTCAACATCCCCTGATTGTACCATTTCATTATCGACCGAAACTTCCTCTCCTTCCTTCTCTGCTCCTTCTTCTTTGCTCTCATCTCGAATCTCCTCTAGGCTATTTAAGTAGTTTTCAAGAAAATTTGGGTCTGTTCCTTTCACTTGGGTTTCGAGCGTATCTCCACCACGGGGAGTTTGCTTGCCAAGGACATAAGCAAGTTGTCCTGAAGTCAGGGATTTATACTTGTCCAAACTTTCCAGTAGGGAATTGACAAATCTGGATTTTTTTAAAACCGGAGAGGATAGAATCGCTTTTACATAATCAGGATCAATGATGTTGACATTCTCAGCTTGTTGCATGAGATCTGCAATTCTATCCTTCACTCTGTCGTCAATCGTAGTTTTCCCTTCTACTCTGTTAATTCGTTTTCCCTTCCCTATCGGGCGTTGATTCTTGTTGTCCCATAAAATGAATTTAATGGAATCCTTCCCATCGTCCCTGGTTATTCCTTCTGTTTTGTCAACGGAACTGAAGATTCGAATGAAGCAATCCTTCTTCTGCGTAGGGATTTGATATACATATTCCATCGCACCTGAAGAATCTACCTCTTCGAATCCTTCGGGAAGAGTTTTCTCAAACTGTTCCTTCGTCAGTTGTACGAACATCTTCTTCTCCTATTCAATCAATCCAAAATATTCCGCTACTTCTTTAGTAATCATAACAGTGGTGTGTGCATTTTGATAATAAGTATTTTTCCAACCAAAATTAGTTCTATACTTGTTTGGTACATATTCACCCGTAGTGTATTTTCTATAACCACATGATATGTGAGAATCAACTTTATTTTCTTCCCCAATGACAATTCCATTTGATGCACCACATCCATGACTTCTAGCAATGGCATTTGCGAATTGTCGAACAGTTTTGTACTTCTTGTAATCTTTCATAGTTTTTCTCCTTTGTTTATGGTTGACATCTAGTACCACAACAAAGGACAGGATTTCTCCTGCCCTTGATCTAGTGCTAGATTTCGTCGTCCCAAACGATACGACCCGCAAATTCTCTTAAATGTTCTCCATCAAAATACCATTTCCATAATGTATCGTCCTCGCCTCTCATACAGATATAAGAACCTGCTTCTACAAATGGAGCAATTGCATGGAAGAGAACCTCGTCGTCACCAAATTTTTCACCATTGAAGTACAAATTCCAAATATCTCCATTCTCATTGAAATATGGCTCCCATCTCCATTCGAGTAAAGCCTCTTTGATATGATCACAATTTTTGAAATCATTTACCCAAGAATAATTTTCACCTGGAATGTTTTTGATAGCTTCGAACATCTTGTCAAGATTCTCTTTTTTAACACGAAAATTACAGGCGATCTGTTTCATGTAGTATCCCATAGTTTTCTCCTTTTTATCTATATTGATCTGTTACGTCTTCACCTGTTGCAACATCAAAGACCTGTATGATCTCAATCATATCAGCAGATGCTTTTCCATCCGTAGCCCATGGCTCGTTAATTTGAGCATTTTCTGGAATCCTAATTTTTGCTTCTAATGGTCGCTTTGGATAATTTATGGCGCACCATGATCTAGATGCGAAATGAAAACCCGGATAAGAACATACAATTCTTTCATCAGAAGCGAATATTTCATTTGTTCTTAATGTATTGAGTCCTATTTTGAATTTGTATCGATTGTTAACGAGTCCACTTTCAAATCTTTTCCAATAATAGTTACCGTGTTCTACTCCCATTATTTTTATTAAATGTCTTGCTTCAGAGAGATCTGCTCCATAGAGATCTGCTCCAGAGAGATCTGCTCCATAGAGATCTGCTCTAGAGAGATCTGCTCCATAGAGATTTGCTCTAGAGAGATCTGCTCCAGAGAGATTTGCTCTAGAGAGATCTGCTTCAGAGAGATTTGCTCTAGAGAGATCTGCTCCATAGAGATTTGCTCCAGAGAGATTTGCTCCATAGAGATTTGCTCTAGAGAGATCTGCTTCAGAGAGATTTGCTCTAGAGAGATCTGCTCTAGAGAGATCTGCTCCAGAGAGATCTGCTCCATAGAGATCTGCTCTAGAGAGATCTGCTTCAGAGAGATTCACTCCATAGAGATTTGCTCTAGAGAGATCTGCTCCAGAGAGATCTGCTCCATAGAGATTTGCTCTAGAGAGATTCACTCCATAGAGATTTGCTCTAGAGAGATCTGCTCTGGTCCCACCTTTGTTGTTACTTAGCCATGATGCGTGTTTTTCTAAAATAATAGTCAATTCTTCTTTTGTCATGTTTTTCCCCTTAGTATTTTAATTGTTCTTCTTCGTAGGAAATCTTACCAAGACAGTTGACATTGTTGACACGCAGGTCCAAATCCTCTAAATGTTCATATAATTGATCTCTTGCATCCTCTAGATCATATCCACCATGAATCGTTTCAAAGAAAAATTGATTTTCAGTAAATACATAACCAGAATTTGTTATTTTGAATTCACTGTATTTCAACTTCTCTTCCGGATCTTCTCCGTATTTCACATCTAAAATTACAGACCATTCCCAATATTTTTTATTCATCATCATCTCCAGCCATCCATTTTAATAGTTGTCTTGGTGTTTCGAATACAAAGTATTCTCCTCCCTCGTCAGGACTAAAAGAACCTTTTAGTGAATTCCAACATCCATCAGCATTTATTGCTACACCAATCATAGGTGATCGTTTGTACACCATAAATCTGTGTCTACTAACTTCAAATCCAATGTAATCGTATTGATCTAATAAAGCCTTGAAGTTCTCTACTACCAATTCTTTCTTATTTTTATCTTCAAACAAAATAACTTTTCTCATTTTGTTCTCCTTAATCGATGAAGATTTGTTGTCCATAATCTACATTGTCACGTGTCAATCTTTTCCAAAGAATTCCTTTTGAATCTCTAAATACAAACATTTTTAGTGAGTGTTTTGGATCATTATACCATCCTAGAATTTCAACATTCTCTGGAACCGTCATTGACAAAGTAGAGATTGATACTTGATCGAGGAACTTCTTCTTTAGTGTTCGTATTTTTCCCAAATCTTTCAATTCAATCATAGTTTACTCCTGTGCCGTCATAATACAATCAATTGCCGTTTGCAATGCTTCATCTGCCTCTGACATTTGATCGATAGCAGACTGCATCATATCCCCCTTTTCACCATTCTGGATAGATTCAGGAAGATTATCGAATGACTCTTGTTCACTATCCATAAGCATTTGCAAATCAGATCTGATTTCGTCAATTTTTTGGGACAATTCATCCAATGCTTTTCTTCTGGCTTTATTCATAAATTACTCCTCTTTTAGAAAGATAGTTCCTGTAGATATATTGCGTTGATTTTGCAATTTTCAACATATCTACATAATGATGAAAACCCCAACATCTTAAGAAGTCTTTTGAGAATTAAAACACAACTACAATCCAATCGATATCCTCTTCAAACCATCCTTCACCGGCAAATGGTTTGAAGTCACGAAACTTCTTTGGCATCTTCTCCAGACGTTTCTTACTCAAGTGATATCCACCATGACCAGCTGTCGAATACCACATGATTCCAGGCGCAACTTTGATACTTTGTTGGGATTTTCCCCAAGGAGTTCTTGTTGCCATAGTTTTTCTCCTTTTTAAATTTTCTAGCCCTATGCAGAACACTCCTCACAATGAGAAATGCTCTGTAAGGGGCTAGAAGCCCCTCATTTGCCTAGTTCAGAGAATTGTCGATCACAGAGTCAAGAAGCCCTCCATTGTCCTTTGGAGGGGCAGAATAATCGCCAGAACCGATAGCGCGTTGGGAAAGCGACTTATAGGGAACAGAAGGAAGATTTTGAGCCACTTCGTAGACCACATCAAGAGCGTTGTTTTTCAAATCAGCCCCGCTTCCAAACAAGGCAGACTCAGCTCTCGCACTAGCGGTATCATAACCCTCCCTTCTCTTTGTCACCTTTGCCGCTCGGAAATGATCGGTATGCTCCACAATGGCATTGAAAAGATTATACGCAGTCCCTTTAAATTCAGGGAATGCGTTTCCATCGTTGTTTTCATACAACTGCAAAATTTCCATCAAGACATTTTCTCTCTTGGTCTGAAATTTTGCATCTTCCTTAACAGGCCAGAGACGATTCACGATCTGCTCGAAACCCTCTTTGGTGACTCTATGATTGGCGAGAAAATCAAGTCTGTCGTGGAGAGTTTCAACAGTTTCAACAGTTCCCCTCAAAACACGCATCGCTTGAACCATTCTATCTCTGGCGTTTCTAGTGTGCTTGATCCTAACAATCTTACTCGCTTCACGCAGTCCTATCTGAATTGTATTTTGACAAACCTCCCGAATATCTCCAACATGAGGAGTCATAGCAAACGAGCCATCGTGAGAGGAAACCACACTGAGGTAGGTCTTATGCGTGTCGTCACCAATCTTAAAGTCTTGAGGAATCTTTGCCAGCATCCAAAATCGAGAACCATTGCCTAGCTGTCCTGCCGCCTCATAGTGAGCACCGTCCATATTTCCAAGAACAGTGTCAATGAATTCAAATGCCAGTTGAGGTTGGATGATTCCGTAATTCTCTCCGCATGTACCATAAAAGGCATCATTGTCTTTCCTGAATACTCCCCATGCATCGATGAGATTCCCCTTCCATTCTAGTTGCCTGACTTCTACTTCATGATCTAGATCTGTTACTTCAGCAACATGTTTCCATTGTTGAAGTCCTTGCTCAACAATACCTTTGTTATGCCATGCGGGAACATCCGCATAGAACGCAGCATATCTACCAAGTTTTTCTGAATAATGAATGTTGTCGGCCATTGTCTTTCTCCTTTCAAAGAGAATTCTCGTGTCATACACTCAACACATTCACAATGAATATGCTGAATGAGGGACACGAATGTCCCTCTTTATTTTATCCTTTCAACCATTCCAAAAGTGTGTTAGCGTCTTGAAAGGAAAAGAACTCTGTTCTGGCTGGATCAGTTAAATCTAGCCACTTTTCTGGTCTAACACCGGCATATTTATGGATATAGGCCAACATATACCTTTCTTCATTGTATACTATCCCGATATACGGACAGGCGTTATGCATACTTTCAAGAGACGTATATGTATCTGGTTTATATTCCACTAAAAAGACTCGTTTCATCTTTTTCTCCTTATTTCTTTTCTTGTCTGAAAGTGATAGAAAGTTCAGATTCTTTCATTGATCCGGCAATAACCAATTCAATTGCAGAATCTTTCATCTTCATCTTCTTCAGATAGCATCTGAGAAGATCCTCTTTGCTTTGCTTCACATATTCCAATACTTTATCAACCGTATCGATCTTGAAATATTTCTTGAGACTGGTTTTCATGAGGTCGTCATCCAATGATGGTTTCCTATCCAGGACCGTAGCAGAACCGATTCCAGGCACCTTGATTCCGTCTACCTGAAGTTCGTCATAGATGATTTGAAGTAGAGATTCAGTATTGTTCTTTTTCTCTACCTTCAAATCGTCCTCAATTTCCTTCAATTCCTGTCTGCGAATGAACAGGGTTTTGACTTTTCCCTGAGTCTTCTTCGGCAGTTCGTCCAATGTCCTGATTTTCTTTTCCTTTTTCTTTTCTTTTGTCATGTTTTTCTCCTTTTAGTCTTTCTTTGTTGAGCATTCAATTGAAGGGATCTGAGAATTTGTAAAACTGAAATAAAATCTCAGATTTGTTTTTGGAACAGACATAACAGACTGTCCATTCTCGTCGATATTCCAAGTTTTTCCGTGTTTCTCTACTATTTTTTTGACTTCTGGCTCTAGAACCGACCAAGTCCACGTTCTCCAGTGGCGTTTTGCTTCGGCAAGTGTTGGAAATTTCTTTTCTTTTGTCATGTTTTTCTCCTTGGTTAAAGTTTATTTTAAATAGATTATAACATAAAACCTACATTTCTTTCTCAAAAAATGTAGGTTTCACAAGGATTTTTTAACATCCTCGTTTCCAGGCAGGACTCCTTATCCTGCCAAGAACCAAAATGTTAAAAAGGCAATTCCTTTCCCCTAGAGACTAAAATTCCCTTGTTGATGCTGTCAACAAGGGTTTGTAGATTGCCATTAAAATGCCTTCCACGCCATCCACCTATGTAGCCGACATCCTCTACATAGGCTGTCATTCCCTTTTCGATAGGAAATACCTTTACTTTTACAGAATTTCCTTCTTCGTCACCGACAAAAATCCCCTCTCCAGGGATAAATTTTGCCTTGTAATTATGTGTTGATTTCATTCCTCTTCCTCTTCTTCCATATAATCCTCTTCATGTCCACATACGTCACAATCAATAAGGTCGCCAAATTTGATTGCGTCCTTGTCTTCCCAATAATGAATAATTTGATGAGGACTCCTAATCAATTGTTCGTCAAGGCAGTCCTCACATAGTGTAGAATGGTCTTCAGAGTCCTCCCACGCTACGCGAAACATCTTTCTCCTGTAGTCTTCTACTTTTGCCATATTTTACTCCTTAATTGTCTTAAGCAAATCTTTGAGAGCATGAAATTTAGACACATCATCTTTGAGTTGACGTATATAATAGCCAAGAGTTTTGTTGGTTTGGTACATATCTTCATTGGCTTGTTTATACTGCTCATTCTCATTTTTTAGTTTTGTATTCTCCTTCTTCAATTGATTAAGTCTTTTCCAATAGCTCTTGCGACAAGCATCAAATACACTTTCTTTTTCTCGGATCTCCAGTTCTCTCTTGTTAACAGATTTCATTTGGTCTTCAACATATAAGTCACATTCTTCATATAGCTTTTTTCTTTGGATTCTAATTGTGGTTTGCTTGATAATCTCCTCACATGATTCTGGAGACAGTGTACAAGTACACACCCAAATGAAGGTTCTCCTTTGTTCTTGCGTGAGACTTTCGTAAATCTCGAAAATTTCTTTGTAATTAGCCGTTCCGATCAAATCCTGAAAATTACAAATCTCTTGCATACTAGTTTTTGTTGTGGTTCTGACACCATTCTTTTTAAAATCATCCAGTTTTTCCAGAATCTTTTCTTTTCTTAATTCAATGTCCATAGTTCTCTCCCTTTTGTTGACGGTTAGTAGCACATTCATATTCTCAAACCTTTACATTTGAGAATATGATTTACCACTATTCGTCTAGAGACTTTCTCCACCCACACATTTGACACCAATCATACTGTCCATGCTTCGCTCCATATTTACCTGGACATTCTTCTGGAGTGAAATTTCTATCAAATCTTTCCCACCAATCTCCTTGGTGCCTCCAGTTCGCTTCGAACATTTCATCAGTAGGTACGAAATCAGGATACCATCTCCTGATTTTGACCACTGCAGAATGGTTATCTACAGTGCAGATTTTCCTTCTCTCTTCTTGTAGTTCTTTATTGTATTGGGCAATTGAGGCTTTTTCCATTTTTCTCCATTCATCTGAGAATCTTTCGTCATCGAAAAAATGTTTCAACTCGTAATCAGGGACCGGATAGATAACCGTCTTTTTCCTACCGTATTCCGTTTCTGTTGGATGTAGATAACAATTTTTGAAATAAGTGAATAAAGCTTTGATCCAGCATTGGACTCGTGGATGTTCAAATGGAAGTGGAACATAAAGCTCTTCCAATCTCCTTCGTAAATTTTCATAGGAGATTTTTCCGTCATCGACAACTACTCCAAATAGAACCATTTTTGCACCACGACCATGATTCCAATGTTGAGTGTAGATAGCTCTTGTGAAGTAAGTCGGATAACCTGGAGGATCTAAATAGCATCCATTTCCAGGGTCTTTCTGTAGTTGATACGTTGGAGGTTTGACATAAGTTTTGAGTTTTCGCAATTTGTCAAAGTTAATTGTTTCAATCGAATACTGCATAGTTTTCTCCTTTTGTTTACCAATCAAAAGTTTCCAGATCATCATAGATTGGATTTATTGAATCCAAACGAATCCAATCACATCCTCCTTCTACGGCTTCTGTAATCAAATTAATAAAAGCATTGGAAAATCCTTCTTTTGATAAATTGTTTCTGTTGACCTGCGTGAATATCAAATATCCATATTCGTATTGATGTACAACCAGTCCAAATGTATCGTTCTCGTTTAACAAATCTCTGTCTTTCTCTGAAATGTGAGCTGTACTCACTTCCAGACATTTTGAAATCTCTCTTTGTTTCATAGTTTTCTCCTTGTTTGGGTTAGAAACTCCATGAAAGGGACATGCGAACATGCCCCTAACACGCAATTTCTATATCCTTTAGATTCTGTAAGTTACTTCTCCAACCCACGTTTTCTTGAGTTCACGGATCTTGTCATTAATTGCTTTTAGCCGATCACCAGCTTCTGTTAAATAATCAATCAAATCCTCAATTTCAATTGCAGAGTACAAACGACTTTTATTCCATGTCTTAGTATTTGATCCATTTTCTGTTACAATATATTCCCCTTTTTTATCAAAATAAACTCTTGGTCTGCCATTAATGTATTCAAGTGGAAGACTATTGTAACTTAATCCTTTAAGTTCCAAAATTTCATATTTTGGAATTCCCCTGTCAAATACCTTCTTTACTTTTACTTTCATAGACATAGTTTTCTCCTTGTTATGCTGCATTAATTTCCAAATCGTGAGACTCTACTTTTTCCTTCAAATCCTCCTATACATAGTAATCGATCATTTGCTTACAATCTGAGAGAATCATTTCCCTCCATTCGTTCCCAAAAAATCCCCAGCAACTGTCTCTTTCTTCTTCGTTATCATCTACAATTCGATATCCATAAACCTCTCCTGTTAGATAATTGTTATACTCTTCTACTTCTGATCTTAATAGATTGATTACTTTTTCTTTAATCTCTTTTGTGACAAGTTTACATGAATATTCTTTTCTTACCTCCTCTTTAGTTACATAGACAAATCCAATCTTTCCACTATCCCAAGGGCAGCTAAATGGATACGTTCTAATCGTCAATCCAGAATGGTCGTATAGATAAAGGGGAAGAGAAATTACATCTTTGGATTTTTCCAATTCCTCTGCGTCTTCCAAAGACATATCGTGTTTGTCCCCAAGACAATACCTACCATGAAAGCAAATCATATGGCCGAAATTGTCCCATGCGGTTCTTGGATTCTCTGGATCTTCATCCAGATAAATCTTGATGTTGTATCCCTTGTACTCTACTACTTCTAATGGCTTCATGTTTCTCTCCTTTGTTTATGGTTGACATCTAGTACCACAACAAAGGACAGGATTTCTCCTGTCCTTGATCTAGTGCTAGACAAACATGTTGTCTTTGTACTCCCTTTTCTCTTTTGTTTTCCAATTCCACAAATACCATTCAAATTTTTCCTGGAAAACTTTCCAAGGAGTTGGCAGATATTTATTCATTCTATCTTTTGTGGTAACGGTTTTCCATCCTCCAGAATTAAGTAGGGTTCTTCCATCTTCATAAAAAGTGACAACATTAGTATTATGAAGACGAATTACAATTCTGTTTTCGAGATATACAAGATAAGTGTTATTTCCAATCTTTTTAGAATTTCTACCTTTCAACATTTCTTTTGCTTCTTCATAAGTCATAGTTTTCTCCTTTCTTGGATTAGATTCTAACACCTTCAGATCTTGCCCAATTGTAAAGTCCCTCGTCATTGAGCACCCATTGTCGTCTTTCTTCGTTATTCAGACGACAGTTACTGCACACAGATCGAATACACATGTCTATTTCTTCTTTATTTTCTTTAATGAAATCTTTTAGTGTCATTGTATTTCTCCTTTCTTGTTGAAAACATTCCGCACTTGTTAGCAATAACTTTACACTTTTCTAACAATGGAATCTGTTTCGAACACATTTCATATGTCGATAATTTTGTTATTTTACATGACAATTCTTCAGAACCATTAATGGCATACCTACAGTGAATACATGATCTCATTGGTCCTCCTTGTTTTGAAGTTGGAATAGACAAAACTCCACAAAAGGCAGGATTTCTCCTGCCTAATGCATAATCTTGTTTATTCTTCTCAAGAAGTTTTTATTTTGCCAGTCTGGTAAAGGCACTCCATCCGATATCGAATTGTCCCCTAGAAGTAATAACAAAAATCACTTTCCAATCTCTGCTATCCTCCATAATGGCCTTAAATACTTTTTTGGGATCATCGTTCTGGCCTGGATGCCATCCTGTCTCATAATGGGCACAGGATTCTTCATTTTCCCAAAGTTTTCTATCCTGCCAACATGTAAAGCCTTGGTTTTCTAGGATCAAACAAAAGTCGGATGGTAAGGCTTTATTGGCAAACCCATAATGATTATCAGATTTGTAGTAGTCGATAATGTCGTCAATGAAATTTTCCCAACAATTACGACAAACAATCTCACAGTCAGAAGTCCACACGTATGAGGGTTCCCAACAATAGGAATCTGGAGAACTTCTGACTGCTTTGTAGCAGTCAGAGCAAGCCATCCATTCATCTTCCCACTGAAGTTGAGCGGCACCTTTCTTTTCGAGGTACTCTACCAATTTTGCGAGATTTGCCATTTTCTTGCGTCTCAAACCTGAATCAGTCAATATATCTGTTCTGCCTTCGTACTTATGGTCGAACCTATTCCAATACTTAGAGGGTCCATTCCAGTCTGCAGCAACAACTGGAATGTCGTCATATCCAGCTTCGCTGCAACCTGAATAATATGTCAGATCAAGACCTTCTCTATCTGCATAGTCCAAGATTTTTTGGATTTTCTCGTTATCGGAAACTGATCTTTCTTTCGTATAATGGACAAGTTGATCCAATCCTACCTGTCCAATTACTCCTTCTGGCAGTTCTTCGATTTCACATTTCTTGTGAATAATCATTTTTTCTCTCCTTTCATAAAATTTTCGATTTGTCTTTCCATTTTCCATGACCACAATTGTATCTTCCATGACCATGAACGTATTCTATTTTTATAATCACATACTTTTATCTCATATCCATAGTTGCCGAAACTCACATAGAACGAAAATCCGTCCCAGACATATTCCTTGTGAAATCTACCAATTCCATACTCTTTAAAATTGCAGTATGTAGTCCTGCAAATTGAGATTCCTAGCCCATAACATAGAACTCCCCTTGCAGGTCCATTTCTCCAAAAACACGAATCGTGTTCTAGATCTCTTGCCATTTCTTTCTCCTTGTTTAGTTATAGACAGCATTCCCACATTCATATCCCTGAAGTCCTGTCAGGGACATGATCTAGGAATTTTATTTGTTTAGAGGACAGTCCTCTTCAAAGTGAAAATCTCCCGCGTTATTGTAGAAATGATTATCTACATAATGATTCTCATACATTCCATACTTAACAGGGAACTCAAATTTCTCAGGCAATCTCTTCCAGGTTTTCACTTGTCCTGAGACCCTGCAGCGTGTGATATTCTCTTTTACTCTACCACGAGGGCCGACAGTTCTCGTGCATTCATGCCTTCCAGTAAAATGTAGAATTGCTCCACGATGGGCTTTTTCTAATGCCGATTCTTTTGTAATCATTCTAATCCTCCTCTCTGATTTCATAGGTTTGCCCCGACATGTCAAGGGCAGTTGTAAAGCCGTGTAACCAAAGTTGCGGCATTAACGATGATTGCCCAAATGTTCTTCCATCTGAACACCTACCTTCTACCCTTTGAGGATAGATGATTAAAAACCAGTGTGGAATTTCATCATGGACGATGTTGATTTCGCTGAGTTTGAAAAGTAAACTGAGATTTTCAATTTTTACTTCAACGAAGTAGTCTTCAGAACCTGGATAGATGAACGATCTAACTGCTTCGCCTTGTTTGCCGACCCATTGATTTTTTGTGTCACCATTGACATTGGTAATTTCAACCTTCATAGTTTTCTCCTTTTAATTATTGATTCTTACCAAAGACCATACAAAAAACACAATCAACAACCATACAATTATCAATATCATGACTTTTCTCCTTTGAGATTTCTAGAAACACTTCACAAAAGGGATAGATATTTAAACCTATCCCTAATGCACAATATTTCTATTTCTTGTTGTAACTTCCCTTCACATATGGCTTATTTTCTGAACGGACAGCAAGACCAATTGAAAAAGTGAAATCATAGAATCCGAAGAAAATACTTTTCCCATCTCCTCTCTCAATCTCGAAGACAATCTTGTTGTCAATCTCGGCATTAATACCTTCACTTTTAAACCATTTGGAAAGCTGTTCTCTTAGATCTTTGAATTCCTTTGACCTCTGGTAGTCACGCACAACAAAAATCCTATCCTGTACGCTGGACGTGTAAGGATAGAATGCCTTTGGCTTGTCATACCAAGTATCAATAGTGATTCTGAAACTTTCGTCCATTTTTATTCTCCTTTTTCTAGTTTTCTGAAAAGTTCCACTCTCCTCTGAAACAGAACCTGTCCAAGTAAAGGCCCAGGTTTAATTCCTTCTGCAACCAAGTCCTTACCTGTTATTCCATCTTTTGCAGATAAAGCATCTGCAATCCTATCGTGAGCAATAGCAAACTTTTCGGTCTCTGAGAAAACATCTGCCCCTTCTCTGCAAGTCGAGTCCAGAAACGAGACTCGAAAAACATCATATAAATGCTTCTCATTTTCCAAGACAAACTTCACAACCTTCCCTGGTTTCATCTTGGAAAGGTCTTTCACCCTCATGTGTTCACTACAACATTTTACTCCAAATTCCTTTAATTCATTAGGAATTCGAAGTCGTTTACAGAATTCCTCGACACAAGGCACACCTAACGAATCATGCCCGAAGTGATGAGGATGTTTGTCAGGATCAGTTTCGCCTTTGCCGAAATCATGGCAGAGCAATCCAAACCTGATCTTGAATTCGTCCGTTGAATTTAGCAGATTCATGACATGTCTGAAGGCAGTCCCGTCATGCATGTCAGAAACATGCAATTTTGAGATTTCTGGAAACCAGTGATCTAGCAGACCACATGAGTCCAAAGTCTCAAAAAAACGGCAAGGAAACGCCTCAGAGAGTGCCTTCTCCAATTCAATCCAGACCCTTTCACCTTTGAGACTTTTGATTTCCTCTTTCAAGGATTTCATAACCTCCAAAGTGGAAGGATGAACAGAAAACCCGAATCTTGAAACAAACCTTGCAACCCTGAAAACCCTCAATGGATCTTCGGCAAATGCATCACTCACATGCCGAAGAATTCCATTTTCAAGATCTTCCTGCCCATTGAACGGGTCGAACAGTTCACCTGTCAGGCAGTCAATGGCCATGGCATTAATGGTCAAATCACGCCTGAACAGATCCTGTTCAATGGTAACATTCTCGTCGGAGAAGAATGTGAACCCATGGTAGCCCACGCCATTCTTTTTCTCTTTTCTGGCAAGGGCGATTTCACATTTCTGCCCGTCAATTTCTACAAGAAATACAGGGGCATCATGCCCGACTGGTTTTTCCCATGGGATGTTTTCCAGGGATAAACCTGTCACGACATAATCCCTGTCCTTTGCAGAAATGCCAAGGAACTGGTCCCTGACAAATCCGCCGACAATAAAAGCCCTACCACCAAGAGACTTGATGGAAAGGGCAAATTCTTTTTCTGTCATTTCAAACCTCCACTTCTCCTTCAAAATCCTCCCATCGTTCCTTCATCTTTTCAATTACAGAATCAGGAACACCATGGGAATTTTTGAAATTTCCTGTACATTTCACAACATCCATCCAACATGACAGAGCTTTTGCCATGTCAAGGTAAGGTTGCATTTCCCACAACATAGTGAACGTGTTTGCAACTGAAACATGCAAACCCATTTCCAAATCTTTTCTAGCTTGCTCCTGACACCACTTGTGGGCGCAAGGAAGCAATTCGGGAATAAAATGATATTTCCCTTTAACCATGAAAAACATGTCAGCTTCGTAGTGCTGAAAGCCAACACCTAGCTTCTCCGCGAAAGTGGATTTTCCACTTCCGGGCAAACCTCGAACAATCACTAGCATGATATTTCTCTTTTCTCCAGAAAACATGACAATCTAGCAGACTCTCAAATTTTCTGGAAACAAAAAAGCCCTGCAGGACATGGAACATAATCCTGCAGGGCTGGGAATTACACTGAAAGAATTGGTTTTCCTACAGTATAGGTCATAGAATTGTTATAGTCCACAATAGACTGGATTTCCCTATGGGAAAGCTCAATCTGTTCGATTGCCGAAAAATCGCGCAACCTATGATCCATTGCGCGATAAAGCGAACACTTATCCTCTAGATCTTTTTCGAAAAGCTGATCTGAAAGGAGGAGAGCATGAATCATCTTTTCCCACATAATAATTCTCCTAGAGTTTTACGATTTTTCCGCCGAACATGCGGCGGGCTTTTAGTGCCTTGCTTGCACTTACATAATACTGATTCATAAACCTAGAAGTCTTAGGGAAAATGATCTTCCACATATATCCACAATCTTTTGCAATCTTATCGCTCATTTCTTCACCTCCACCGTTACGGTAAAGGTTTCTCTTCTACCGTTCAAAACACGAATGGCAACAAAAATTCCTTCTTTGACAACTTCTGGCATAGCTTTCTCCTTTTATTTAGGTTTTTTTACAAACTCCAAAGAATGTCCAACAGGCAAGCTTTGCAATCCATAGAAAAATCCCTAAAAACCTAAAAATCAGATTTCCAGGGATTGAAAACTACTTGGAAGAGGTCATGAACTTGTAGACTCTCCCCTTCCCACGACGAAATTTGGAAGCCTGACGTTTTGTGTTAACAACATCATTTCCGCTATACCGATCATAGAAATTGCTACAGGCATTCTTGAAAATGTTCTCGTTCTGGTACTCTTTGTTTGTCATGACGTCTCTCCTCAAATCAAACAATTCTGGAACATACGAAAGCAACAATCCCAACGATTGCAGCCTTCATAATTTCCAGAATTCTCCAGGGAAATTCACATAAAATCAAATTTCCCTGGAGAACATAACTAGAACATGTCACGGAATCTACAGAATTCAAAGACGGATGTTTTAATACTGTCTTTTTCCACTACATTCCTTTTTGTAGTGGAATGGAGAACGTGGATTCCGTGTTCTCTCAACATACAAGCAAGACGGGTAATAAATCCGGTTTCGCCCATGAGATGGACGTGAATTGTTTCATATGTTTCATAGGATACAATTTTCCCAAACCAATTCAAAACCAAGTCCTCCAACTCAATGGAGAACAGATATGGCTCGACATTCGGAAATCCCAAATCGATAATCTCGCCAAATTCCTGAGCAGCTTTCAATTGCTCAGGACTCCACTTTTCCGACGAATGATTGGAAACATTAATGAACATAATTCTCTCCTTAAAACAAAAATTCCCTCCAACATATGCACAAAAGAACAATTCCATTGCACATATGCAACAAAGTTTCCATACTATTTCCTTCCGAGGATGCAACAAAGGACTGCCAACCCAAGACAGACCGTCCATACAAACAGCGCAAATTCTCCGTTGGTTAATGGTCCCATTTAAAACTCCTTTTAAATTCCTCCAATTAAATGAGATTTCTTCAAAGCCCGCATTTGCCTAGCCAACTCCAAGCAAGCAAGGCAAATCCCACCTGAAACAGATTCCGAACAAACAAACCTGCAACCTGAACAATGGTTGCAGTGAACCTGTTTCTTGTCTTGTAAACAGCCAAAAACTCGCCCACATCTAATGCATTTGTACACAAAAGACGTTGTCATAATAATCTCCTTTCGTAGTAAAATGCATTCCAGAAAATCAAGAAAATCAAACACATGAGTGTTTAACTTTCCAAATCCCCTGGAAATAAAAAACCCCTGACATACATAAAGACTGTCAGGGGTTTTTTAGATTCCCTATTCTACGAATAGGGAATTCAAGAACTCTTGGAAAACCTCGCTATCCACCGTTACCTTTACAGGGAAAACGATATCGTTTTCCCCAGGAAACAGGATCTCAACCTCTCTTGCTTCTCTTAAGTTAATGACCACTTTTTTCATTTTATTCTCCTCCTTAAAATTAAAATTTCCCTCCAACAAGGAAACATAGAACAATTCCATATTCCCTTGCAACAAGGAATGAGCCAGTTTTATGTCGTGGCTCACGACATGGAATTTCTAGCTGAGCTTCCACATTCCAACAAGCCCAGCTAGAATGATGCAATAACAGAATAATGTTTCCATTATTTCCCCTCCATTAAAGAGATAATCGCAGACACCATGAACGTAACAAGCCAGACAAGGCAAACAAGTTCACCCTGCCCGAAGGAATGATTGAAAATACTGAAATCAGCGAACATAGTGCTGATAGCACATACGATTGAACTGAAGATAAAAACAATTTTCCCCATTTAAATCCCTCCAATTAGACTTTTCAATCGAAGAAACTTGTTCCAAGCCAAAGCCTGAAACAAGCACAATTCACATAACCCGCTAGAAATATCAGAATCCTTGTGATGTGGAAGATTTCTGACATTTCTCAATTTGCATCCAGAATTGCAAGTTTTGCAAGAAGACATGTTTTTCAATGTCTCCCCGCAACCAATGACCCTTCCACATACAATGCATTCCCTGATAGTCATGTCACACCTCCATTGAAAATGCATTCCAGAAAATCAAGAAAATCAAACACATGAGTATTTAACTTTCCAAATTCCCTGGAAAATAAAAACCCCCTGGAAAATCATATAAAACCAATTTTCCAGGAAACTTCATGAAGAAAATCATTCATCACAAACCTGGAAACTCAAAATCTTCCCAGCAGAAACAAGTTTATTTCCATACAGATTTGCTTCCTGAAAAGAATCAAACCTCCTCCTGATTTTTTTGGTTTTCCCATTTTTCTTTGTTCCATAAACAACATAGAACAAAGAAGATCTTGCCTCTTGTTCCTGGAACCAGCTAATAGCAGAATTCCTACCAATCTGCCATTCACTAAGATCATTCGCAAACTTAAAGTCAGACATAAAATCCTCCAAAATCAGATTTCCATAAACAAAATTCCCTCCAACAAGGAAACCTGTAAACAATCAGATTTACTTGTAATAAGGAACTTCAGAAAAAAACAGAACAGGTTTAAGATAAAAAGAAGGGGTAGCACGCCAAAAATCGACATGCTACCCCAAAGTAAAACACCATCGACAAAATGAATACTAAGCTTTGTCGATGGTTGTCAGGATTCAAGCCTCACTGACATGGCTAGAGGTTTCAAGCCTTAGCTCATATGGCATAAGAGGAAAAGCACTCAGGAATCGTATGGCATCCTGATGTCACCATGAAGATGCTAGTCAAACAATGTCTAGCTCGACATATGATATGCCCACAAATATTATAAAAGAAGTTGGTCAAAAGATCGTCTTGGCAATGGCAAAACATTGCACCAAGGTTCAGCGTTGCGGGCTACATATGTGATAGTTGTTCTAGCCAAATATCCTACACATGGAGTCATTGACTCCACACCTATCATCCCCCTGATAGGATCATTATCCGTTTCGCTACCTGGAACATGGAAGTCAGTATGCTAGTCAACATTGAAGTGTAGCAGGTCTACGGATTAAACCTTCTTAGTCGCCTTCCACCAAAAATGTTCCTTCACTGAACATATTCAATGTTGCGCGGGTTTTGTTGTTCTCCGTCTCCGGCCTTGCATGGTAACAACCAGGTCATAAGTGATCTGGTCAGTATCGTAAACGGTTTTAGCGGTAATGTACGGGTTATCGCCCTCGCCCTAATACGTTGCCGAAACATGTAATCCTATACGGACTCGACATGTTTTGCATTCCGAGCTGGCTAGGCTCATATTTAGCCTACTAAACTCCATTATCAGGTTAACAGAAAACATCCTACAAACACGAAAAGCCGACCACAAGTGAACATGGTCGGCTTTTCGTATCGACAGAATGTAAAGCTACATGATTTCAAAAGCATCGATTTTACCCTTTGCAAACATGTAATGAGCCATAGCAACAACGTTTTCATAGCATGTATGATCTGCTATATCGCTCGTCACGTTTGCCCACCCGATACCGTCTGTAAAGTGAACGCGTAGGTGATAGTATCTTGTCTTTTCCATTGTCTTTTTCCTTTCCAGAATACAGAAAGGCCGTCAAGGTGTTACCCTTGACGGCTTTCCATCGGGATTGGTTTGATTATTCGGTTTCCTTGTTCTTGGTAAGGTCTTTGGTGTCTCCTACTTCCCGGAGAATGTTAAGAAACTGTGTTACTAATCCATCGTCAAAGAGCTTCTCCGCAAAGCGCCTGAATCCCTCTTTACTCAACTTCAGCTGTCTTAAAGCAGCAAGGTCTTTCTCGAATTCGGCGGGATCATCTCCGCGATTTTTGGCGACTTGAATTGCATCCTTGTCGTCGGTTTTGATACCCTTTTCCTTCTTCAGTCCGTAACGTTCGCGAATAGCATCGAGGCTTTCGCCTTTCACAAAGCGCCGGATGCAATCAACCATTCCGGGCTTGCCGTTGTCTGTTTTGACCTTGACCAGCACACCTTTTAGCAATTGAGCATTGCGAAAGGTGCTAAGATCGTAGAATTCATGGCCTACTTCGTCGGCAAGCTTTGCAATAGACGCATATTGTTGCAAGGTGTTAATCGCCAGGCGTTCAATCTTGCTGTGCATCTTGGTGGCAACCTTCTTGACCGTTACTTCGTGGGACACCGCATAGGCATTCATTGCCTTGCCGATAGAAACCGCGCCTTTCAATGCAGTCTCTTCGCGCTCAATTGCGTATCGAGCAAGGCGACCGTACGAGTTTAGCATGCTAAACTCGTCAGGAGCGGTCTCAGGCTCACTGACAGGCTCAGGAGCGGTCTCAGGCTCACTGACAGGCTCAGGAGCGGTCTCAGGCTCATTAGAAGATCGGTGTTTCTTCATGGTACTTGTCCTTTCTGTGTCAAATTGTTGTGAGAATAGGGCGAACAATTCGCCTTCCACTTGTAGGGCATAGTCTTAGGCCAGGGACACGGGGGCGAATTGGCTTCCCAGGCTATTCTGCGGACGGTGAGCGTATACCCCTCTATATGATATTGTATTTTTTGAAATCTCTTATAAAATACATAAGAATTCCAGCATGTTATGTACTACCCACACGATTTCATATTTTTTGGAATTGCTCAATAGATTTTATACAACCTATCACAACAGAGAAAAATAGGATTTCATTCCTTGGATTTACTCTTGGAATTGAAATCCTGCTGAAGTTGATTTTGTTTTTTTGGAAAGGGTTAAAAGGTTTTCGTGCTTTGGGTAATTACACCGACTTTTTACCAGGACTTGAATTATTTCTCATATGGAAGTTTACTTGTTTTCATTTCAGCTCTTACTTGATTTATTGCATTGAACAGGAGGTTATTTAATTCCCATGTGGAATCTTCTTCATAATTCAGGATTGCTTCTATTGATTTGAATTTTTCTGTTCCCCGAATTGATTCCAATTTCCTGATGAGTTCTCGTTCCAGTGATGTTTGTGATTGTTATTTTCATGAAAACTCCTTTAAATCGGCTGAAATTGGCTGAAATTGGGTGTGTGTAATTTCAGGTACTTACGTGTGTTTTTTGGGAAAATCGCCCATAGGGTTTTTCCAAAAAAATTCGCCTATAGAATGGCTCTGTATAACAATTCTTTAGAAAATAAGAGAAATTGAAAGCTTTTGCTGAAACTGTCATCTAAGCTTTCTGTTGAATTCTTCAATTGCTTGGCTGATTGATTTGAATTCCTCTTCCGGGATTCTTACCTGAATTATTTTCATGTTGTGTTTCCTTGTTTGTTTATTTTTGGTATTGTTCTGTAATGCGTTTTGGTGCATTTCGCATTACAGAACAATACAAGTTTCAATTTCACTTGGATTTATATAGTAAAAATTCAATAACGTCTGGAATGGTAAATGAAACGCTATGTCCTCCTATTTTCATGTAGTTTCCTCTGATCAGAGGGGTTTGATTATTTTCCTCGTCCTGCAGGAGTTCATAGCACAATGGATTATTTATTGGAACTGTTATTAGGATTTCATTTTGTTTGATTTCCATTTTTCACTCTCGATCTGTAGGAATTTCAGTGAGATAGTATTTTTGTTTGTTATTTATGATCTTTGGGTTTCCTGAATTGACCTGGAAATTGAAGCTGCCAATTTGAATTCGCTTGTTGTGGAATGCAAGCTCGTTAAGGACACTTGCGAAGGTACTGTTGACATGGGCTATGATTTCTATTTCATTTGTTTTCATTTTGAGGCTCCCTTTTCATAACTCAGGATCTCTCTAATTTCGGTATTGGTTGGTTTGATTTTGACATTGTATATCGGGGAAAGTTTTATCCACAAAATTGGAGGACTCCCTGCTTTAGCTTCAAATTTGATTTCCTGGATATCCTTGATTTCTTGACCATCTATTTCTATCTTCGCTTTTGCTCCTACTCTACCAATCTCAATTACTACTTCATGATTGTCCATTTTACAACTCCAGTTTCTTGAAGTAGAACCAGATATTCCCACCTTTCTGTTTTTGCTCTGTTATGATGTAGTCTGTTTCTCCAAATCTCATTGGTGCTTTTGAATTCAATAGGTCAGTGAAGAATTGAAAGTTTTCATCCTCGATTGATGCTGCAATACGGAACTTAAGTATTTCTGATTTATCAAGGTTCATTCTTGTACTCCTTCCAGTCTTTGTGATTCCATAATGAACTATACATTTTTGAATGTGGATATTGATATACGATCCATATGTTCCCTTTCTTATCTTGTTTAATATCCATAATCTTCATTACATGTAGTTGCTTAAATGGATTTAGGTCTCCATCTTGAAGTACATACTCCTTGCCTATTTCTGGCTTTAGTTTCTCTTTAAATGACCATATATTCATCCTTTTTTTTATTTTATCTACAATGACAAATATAATCCAAAATAAAAGTATTATTATAGACATACCTGCGCAAATGAGAATAGTGAACATTCCAAGAAAAGTAATAAAATGATGAAAATCCATTGATAAATTTCCTATTGTCTCATTCATTCATAAATTGAAATTGAGGTTTTGGTTCTGATTTCATCAAAATCATTGTGGATGCCATCATAATGGCCATTGCGATAATCAAGAAATATTTCATCTATTATCTCCTTTGAGAGAATTGTTATTCTGTCTGAATTTAAGTTTCTCGATGTTGATTTTTGCCACTGAATTCAGATCGATTCCAAGCTCGGTTGCCAGAGCTGCGACATACCAGAGGACATCTCCGAGTTCATTAATAAGTTTAGCTTCTCTTGGAGATGTCATGTTTCCATTGTCGTCTCTCATTATTTTTTTAATCTGGTTGCAAACCTCTCCTGCTTCACCGGCGAGGCCGAGAGCAGGATAGTATACGTTGTTTCCCCTGTCTGGATAGACTGCAGTTTCGTTTGCTTGTTCCTGATACTCATTCAGCGTCATTGGAATTCCTTTTATAATGGGTTAGTAAAACATACATTGCTTCTTCTATCAACATGTCGTTTATAATCATTACAAAACAATGTGTTCCCACTGCTAATTTGTGTAGATAATATGTTTCATATTCTGTCTTTGGTGGGTCAAAAAAATATTCTTCTTCCGTCAGCCATTTACTTACTGGATCATAGATTGGAAATCTCATTTCTTGTTTAAGATCGATCATAGCTATTAGCTGACCATCTTTACTTCCACCGATAAATAATACAAAGTTTTTTTCACACATTAATATCTCCTCACATCTTCTTTGACTGCTTTAACGATATACTCTAATTCTTCTTCTGTTAGTTCTGGATAACTTGGCAAGATAAAACATTCTCCTGCTAATATGGATGCGTTTCTTATTGTGAAATGCATTATAGAAGATAATGTTCTTTAACTTCATTCGTCCATATCCCTTTCAATTGCGTCTGCTATCCCAAGAAAATCTGCTATTGTCATTTTGAAAACACGTATCCAACCGCCATCGTTATTTTTTCTATACAGTGTTATTATATTACTGCCTTTTAATTCATTGTTGATATAATATTTTGCCATACAACTTGACGCAATCACCTCTCTTTGTATCTTCATTTTATCTCCTTAAACAATCCTGGATATGACTTAAATATAAAATCATCTGTTGATATAAGATATCTATTTACTATATCGAAATTTATCATGATTGAATTCTCTCTCTTAAGATATGCATAATATGATAAATTATTTAGAATAATTTCAAGCTCTCCAATGGTATCGAATGTTATTATACCATTTGCATCGAAATAATTGCCAATATTTTTCATCCCATTGTATATAGGGACAGTTCCTGTTGCGAAGCAGTCTAGTATTTTTTCTGAAAAGTAGTCTGGAACATCTGAATTTTCGACGACAATGGAGAACATATAATCTCTAAGTCCATCATCTTTAAATTCCAATTCATGTTCTCTTAAGATACCAAATACATCTACTTGGTCGAAATACCTGCCTAGATGGTCTGCAATATCGCATCGAAATATTTGCTTTGGTGTCGATCTTTTGGTGGACGCGAACATTGAAGCATGTTTATTCTTTTCATATACTCCTCTATTTTTGATCCATGTGGTGCTTGGAGGAAACCATAATCCTTTGTTTCCTAACATGTCGAGTAGTTGACGATCATGAGTAAGTACATAGTGAAAATTTCTATGGTATTTTCTTATGTATTTATAAGCTTCACCAATTATTACCTCTGGTTCTATTAACATTGCGACTTTGTACTTGCATGGGATTTTTTCTACAAATATAGTACATAGGTCAGTAAAAAATATGGTGTCGTCTGGATCTGAGTCGAATTCGTGAATCCATTCTATATACTTTGACCCCAGCATTGCAATTGATGATTGATGGGAAAACGACGTATCAACTATCTTGGCTTTTGTCTTATCTACTTTCAAAGTGCCCACCTGTCTCTTCCCTCCAATTCCATTCTTCGTCAAATAGTGTTGCCCAATCATCGTCATCAAGGTTTTCAGCCGCCCATTTACAATATGAAGATGGAATATCTTCTATATCGTGTCCAGAGTATTTTCCAAATGGGACGATTGTAGCATTCATATCAACCTCCAATTAATTTTATTGCGATATCCATTGTACAATATATCAACATTGTTCCACCTCCAACTATCGAGACCAATACACACAATCCTGGAGCAGTTGTTAAGTGGCTTATCTTATCTAGACACATACCAAGTCCCATCCAAAATACAACCCAAAGCGACATAAATATCCAAGGTTTCATTTTTTTTATTCCTTCTTCTCTTGAGCCATAGCTTCAATTTCTTCGGTTAACAATTCATTCTCTCTTCTATTCCTAACAGAAATAGATTCGTATTTTACTGGTTTTCTTTTTTTTGACCCTAAACAAATGGGACATATTGCGTTTTTCTTGCTTTTTAATTGCCATCCATCTTCGATTGCCTGTTTTTTCAATAGTTTTATTTGGCCTATAGCATCAGACATCAAGTGAAAAATATCGGTTTGAAATATTTCCTCATCTCCACATTTCAAACAGACTATACGCATTGATATTTTATACGATATCACTGTTCTTGTTCCTCATCTCCCTCTTCGATGTGTCTTTTTGGTTCTCTATCCATTCTTACAAATTTCACATTCTCCAACACTATTGTGTTATCATCAATCCCTCTACTAGCAGAGTCTATGCATGTTTGTTCCATATCGATTCTCTGTTCTTCTGATATCTCGCAAATTCCGTAATAACTCATATTATCTACTTGTAGTATTATCGATATAAACATTCTTTATCTCCTATTATGATGTCCCATCTATCTAGATAGTCTTCTCTTTTTAGTCTAAATGATTTTTTAATATTAGTTTTATCAGGAGGTGGGATAATTATTGTTTTAATATTCATATGGTCGGATAGCTTAATGATCCCCCATTTGTCATGATGTCTCATATATATTGCCAGTATTTCAATATTATGATCAATATTTTTTTGTACTTGTTTTATACTAACAATATAATTCATATTGTGATGACGGTTTTGCTCTCTACTGGTGACACAAATACAATTTCCATTTACATTAGTTATATTTTCATTGATTTTATCCCATCTAATATTAATGTTATTGTCTTTCATGATATTGGTAAATATCATTCTTGCAATGGCATTGTGCTTCGTTGCATTCCTTGAACTGTCACCTGATAATATTTTCGATTCTGGATTACATGGGCATCCCATATTAGATATTTCAGCTTTTAAGTCGTCTTTTTTCTTTCTTCTAAATGAAGAATATGTTTCTCCATTAATATATCTAAATATTTGAGATATAAATTCTCTACTTCGATTGTACTTTCTAGCTATGGAAGCTAGACTCATAAATGGATTGGCTTTGACTCTTTCTAGATCATCTAAAAACTCCTTTCCATATAGTTCGTTCCAATCCTCCTCTACCTGCCTTCTTGTCCTTTTTTTTCTGCCTCTTTTCCCCATTTAGTCTCACTTTCTGTTTGATTATCGATCAAATTTTATCACAGTTTTCTTTTTTTTATGTTTTTTTAATTTTCGTGTATAATGTAGTGGTTTTCAATGAAAAAATCTTAAAATGGAGGTAAAAATGACCAAAAAGTGTGATTTTTGTTTAAAAAACGATGTAAAACTATTTAATATCCAAATGTTTTATGAGTTTTCAAACCGGATTTCTCATACGGTTATGTGTGAAAATTGTTTATCTTCCAGAGAATTTGTATATATTGACGAATCAAATATCATGAAATATTACAGGCCAACTGGAATTCGTCCTAGTTTGTTATTTGCAGAGGTTAAATATGAATAGTGACATCTCCATTGGCAATTTGTATAGATGTGTAGTTTGTGGACACGAATTTGTTAAATTATATGATGAAGAACAAAATTATGTTCATTGTCCAAATTGCGATCCTAAACATATTCGATTCAGCTGTTGTTTTCTAATGCAAAATGATGTCACTATTAGTGAAAAATTAGTATTAGATATGTTTGATAATGGTTTTTCAAAGATTATTTATTTTTAGTCGGAGTGAATGGTGATTGAGAATATATGGTATGAGTATGGAGTCTCTGATAAAACAGTGTCATTACTGTGTAAGTGGATAGAAAAAAGAACACATATTGTCAATGGTCCATTCCTTCCAATGCATTCCCAAAGATTCATTATCAATAAAAAATACAACAAAAATGGTGTTGCCATATATTCAATGAATATACTTGAAGGCGTTGAACATGGAAGGTCAACGAGTCCAAAGGCGTTTACAAACATAGATGAATTTGGCTATGCATTTTATTGCCTAGACGATGAAGATATATTGATAATTTTATCGTTTATTGATCCAATGAATGAATTAGAAAGTCGAAAGGAATGGATTAACTATTTAAAAGGGTTCAATATTAAGAAGTGTGATGAAAGGTTGGTATGTGCTATGGTTAAATTGCAAAAAGAAGCGGAGAAACGTGAACTTGTTCCATCAATTGAAGGAGAGATCAGGGGATGGGCGAATATCGCTGCATTCCTACGATGTAGTATTCCAACTGCAATGAAATTGGCTATAGAAAAGAAACTTCCTATTTCGAGGCTTGGCACGGAAGTTTATAGTACGGAAACCGTGCTAAGGAATTTTTTGATGGAGAGGCTTGAGACTGCCCCTATTTGGAAAACAACTAAAAAGAAGAAAAAACGAGATGGAGGAAACAAAGATGGAACAGTATAGAGCCGGGAAAATGGTTAAATTTATCTGTTCGAATTGCGATTATCCATTAAACGATATATTTTATGTTCCAGATCTGATTTGCCTCATTGTGGGGAGATTGAAATGACTCCTGTTTCAGTCCCTCATACTCATCGAGTTGACGATGTTGAAGCGGAAAATATCGGGATCAGTTCTGTCTTGGTTATCAAGGAATCACATATTGCAATTCACACATGGCCATATTATCAGGCAGCAAGAATCGTCATTGATAGCTGTAAAGATTTTTCAGATCAAACTATTTTGACCTTCCTTCAAGAAAAATTAAAACACAAAATATAGAGGTAATAAAAGAAGAATCTCATTCATGATAGACATGACTTTTAATGCTTTTTATTTTTTTTGAATTGACACCCTACACCTTACGTGCTAGATGATGTATAATTTGGAATAATAGTCTTTTACACTAAAGACTTATCAGCCAAGCTTCTTGCTTGGCTTTTTTGTTATCTGCAATTGGAGTGGAATCATGAGGCGTATTCAAGTTAAAGACATCAAAATCAATCGTCCAACCAATTATCGTGAGCTTATGCAGGCTCATCGTGGGTATGGTTCGTCTAAGGATGAAGATGGTCTCAATCTTCGCCAGAGAAAGTTTGTCGAATACTACATGGAGACTGGTAATCCTGGCGAGGCTTACAAAATGGCTGGAGGGATCGATTATCAGGATCAACAAGTTACGAATCTTCGTGCCGCAAACATGTTGAAAAATCCCTATGTGAAAGAAGCCGTCAAGAAAAGACAGCAGCATTTTCAGAATAAGATGGAGATCTCTCAAGAACGAGTTCTGCAGGAATACGCCTGTATCGCATTTTCAAAACTCACCGATTATTATGATGTTACCGAGAATGATGTTATCATAAAGAAACCAACCGAACTTACTCCAGAGCAGCAAGCGGCTATTGCCGATATCTCCATTTTTGAAAATGTTGTTTCAGGTACTCGTCGCGTTGCAAAAGTCAAGCTTCATGACAAGACTGAAGCATTGAAGTCTCTGAGCAAGTTCTTGGGCCTGTTCGAGAAAGACAATAAGCAGCGATCCAATGTCAATATCAAGATCGATGAAATTCTTTCTGGTCTTCCTCCTGAAATTGCAAATGCAGTCAGAAATAAGATTGTAAATGAAATAAAACCAATCGAATCGTATAATATGGATAACAGAACTATCAATTAGGTCATTTTATGGAACAAGCTCAGATAGATCAGATAGTTCAAAATATCCTATTAAATTATCCTCCTGATTATCTAAAGCAATGGGCAGATAGTAATCAATATCTTAAATATCAGAGTGACCCGATAGGGTTTGGAAGAGACATATTAAAGGAGACTTATACTACAGATGTAGAAAACATGATGCTCTCTGTTAGAGATCATCAAATGACTGTTGCTATATCGGGTAATTCTACTGGGAAGTGCGTAGAAGAGAATGAACGCATTATCCTCTCGGATGGGACTCTTGTTGTAGCGAAGGATTTGATAGGCCAAAAATTTTCGATTTTGTCTTTTGGAGACGACTGGAAGCAAAAATCTTGTTCTGCTTTTGCATTTGATAATGGAGTTCAGCCAGTATTTAAAGTATCTATTGACGGTGGAAGAGAGATAGTTAGGACAGGAAATCATCCGTTATGGGCCGCTAGATTAAAGAAGACTAAAAATTCGAAACATGCTTTACTTACTGTTGTTGATATGGGATGGAAAACTATTTCTGAATTGTCTAGTGAAGATATCGTTGCTGTACCAACAAAACTCAATACCATTAGACATAATGAACAGGACGAAGACGATATTAAATTAGCTGCCTACTTATTAGCTGATGGTTGTATTATTAATGATATTAGATTTACTAAAAAATGTGGTATTGTTAAGAACGAATTCGTAGAAATTATAGAAAGAATGGGATGTATTGCAAAGAAAACTGCAGATCCAAATACAATAAGAATTACAACCGATGAAAAATATCATGGATATGATTCGAATCCTATACGGAATATAGTTAAGAGTTGGGGAATATTTGGTACAAAATCAAAACACAAAAGATTTCCAGATTGGATTTGGAGACTTTCTGACGACCAATTAGGACTATTCCTTAATAGGTTGTTCTCTTGTGATGGATGGGCCTATTCTAAGATTACAAAAAAAGGAAATAGGACCGAAATAGGATATTCATCAGCATCAAAAGACATGATTGAAGATGTTTATTTTGCAGCATTAAGACTTGGTATTAGAGGTGATATTGTATACAAACTTGCCAAATGTGACGGTAAAAGTTTCGATGCATGGGTATGGACAATAAGAGATAAAGTCAATATCGACTTATTTAATAAAAATATTGGTCTTTTTGGAAAGCAAGAAGCACTTGATAGATGTGTTGATATTAACAATGATAAAACCAAGACATTAAAATGGCCATACGTTAATATTCCAAGTGGATATAAATGGGAAAAAGTAAAATCAGTAGAGTACATTGGCGATAAACCGACAGTCGGGATAAGTGTTCCGACTACCAATGTTTATTTAACAGACTTCGTTGAACATAATACGCATAGTTCTGCTAGTTTGGCTTTATGGTTTTATTTATGTCACCCAAGCTCTCTTATATTTACTGCGGCAGCACCTCCTTTAGATAATTTAAAACGTCTTTTGTGGGGAGAAATAGGAAAGAAGATATCTAAATGTAAAGACGATATATTCAATGGACACACATACAATGTAATGCATTTATGTGACAGTGAATGGCATTATATTACAGGTGTTGCAATTCCTCAATCGGGTGCTCCAGAACAAAAGACAGCAAAGTTCTCTGGGAAGCACAGTCCGTACATGCTCTTTATAGTGGATGAAGCAGATGCAGTACCAGATGAAATATTTACAGGTATCGAAGGTTGCATGTCAGGTGGCCATGTTCGTTTGCTCTGTATGTTTAACCCCAGAATCATGGCTGGCTATGTCTATCGCAAAATTAGAGACAATCAATGTAATGTGGTTCATCTGTCAGCCTTCAATCACCCCAATGTGGTAACTGGCAAGGAAGTCTATCCAGGGGCAGTTTCGAGAGAAATAACAGTAAAACGAATCAATGAATGTTCCATTCCTCTTTATGCTACCGACGAGCCTGATCAGTACACATTTGAAGTCCCAAAATTCTTAGTTGGATGTACCGCAAAAAACGATAAGGGAGTTGTCTACCCTCCTCTTCAGCCTGGATATCGAAAGGTTACGGACGCTCGTTTCTTCCACCAAGTCTTAGGCAGGTTTGGTCCACAAGGAGCAAATCAGTTAGTTCCTCAAGACGCTATTGATCGAGCAAGATATCGTTGGGACGATTGGGTAAGCAGACACGGTGAAAATCCTCCTGAATTGGTTAGGCCGATTTATGGCTTAGATGTTGCCGACCTTGGAGATGACAGCAATTGTAGATGTAAGAGATATGGGGATTGGGTAGCAAGATTTACTAGTTGGAAAGGTATTCATCCTAATGAGTCTGCAGAACGTGTTGCTGACGAAGCCAAGATTGACAGTTCACTTAATGTGAATGTGGATTCGATTGGTATTGGGGTAGATGTCGCCCCGTTGCTTAGAAAAGCAGGAGTCAAAGCTTCTGGAATAAATATAGCAGAAAAACCTACCAAGGAGTATAAGAAGGACGAAAAGAACGTACTAAAGTTCTTTAAATTAAGGGATCAACTCTATTGGGATACTGCAGAGTGGATTAAGAGTGATTATTCAATGCTTCCTCCAGATGAAAGGCTTATTGAGGAAGCAATGTGTATCACTTACGAAGAAGACAAGACGACACGAAAGATCCGAGTGCTGTCAAAGGATAAAATGAAGGATGCTTTAGGAAGAAGTCCAGATCATTGGGATTCGTTGACATTGACATTTGCACCAAAACCTAGATCTCCAAAGGCTAGGATATTATGATGTGTTATCAACCACTATCAGGATCTTGTCCTATTTGCGGTTCTGAATATGACAAGATCATTCATGGTGGTTTACCAATGAAACTTTGTAAAAATGAAAATTGTAGTTGTATCTGGGGATTTTGGAGTTGGTGGTTAAATGTCATTCCATTTACCGGATGGCTTATTAAATACGAATCTTCGTATTGGTCGGCATTGTGGTTTTATCTTTTCGGAGACGTAGAAGGGGAATAAAGATGAAGAAAATCGTTTGTATTATTCTTTCTATTTTTATGTTTGGTTGTGTTGGTTCTCAAGTTATTAGTCAAACTCAAGTTAAAACATTGGCAATGGATGTCGCATACATTGCATATCAGGTTTCTCCAGAATCTAAGATGTATATTGACACTATTTGTGCATTGAATGATAAGCTTGGAGATAATACTTCCATTAGAGATGAAATTAAAGTCCTTGTTGAACATGTTTGGGTTGAGTCTTGGAGGCTTAACCAGATTGGATTGGTGTTGGCAGTCAACAATCTCGTAGCACTTACTGGATTGGCTGATAGTGCGAATGTTGCGGTTAATAAATTGGAAGATTTGGTTTCAGGTATGTGTCTTGGAGCTAAATTAGCTGCAGAGCTTGAATGATATGAGTTCCATTTTTGACGATGTAGTAAGAATTAATGGTAAACTTGCCCCGTATGAGTGTTATTGGGATTTGCCAAATGAAGAGGTAGACAAACTATCCAATGGATGTGGGCCTGGAGATTGGAAAATAGATTTAGTTCCAGACTCACTCTTAGGATGTGATTTTACAGAATCTTGCAATATACACGATGTGATGTACTACTTTGGTAAAGACAATATAGACAAACAACTTGCTGACCGTATTTTCTTATACAACATACTTTACGATGTCGATTGTCATTGTTCTAATAGTGGAATTTTAAATCGAATAGAAAGAGTCGCACTACGAGAATCGGCTTTCCATTATTATCGTGCCGTAAGCGATCTAGGCAATAATTCATTTTGGAAAGACAAAAGTGAAAAATAGTAATCTTAAAATGAATCAATCTGGTATCGATATTATTAAAGATCGAGAAAAATTATATTTAAAAGCTTACTTGTGTCCATCTGGAATTCCCACTATTGGTTGGGGTCATACGCTTAAAGTCAAACTTGGAATGACATGTACAATAGAACAGGCCGAAGAATGGCTTAAAATCGATATCGAAGATTTTGAGAAGGCGATATACAATACTGTCAATGTAGATCTTAATGAAAACCAATTCTCAGCTTTGGTTTCGTTCGTATTTAATATTGGATATGGTGCATTTGTAAATAGCACTTTGTTAAGACTTCTCAACCTTGGAAATTACGAATCTGTTCCAGAACAATTGAGAAGATGGAAATATGGGTCTGTCAGAGGAGTAAAAACTGAACTTCCTGGTTTAGTTATCAGAAGAAACATGGAAGCCGAACTCTGGTCTAAACCTATAGGATAATCAAAATATGAGACTGCCATTTGGAATTGAAATCAGACGACAAAAACAAAGTCCAAAAACCGAAAAAAATCCCCTTCTTCGGAGATTGTTGTCTCCATTCCAATATGGTAAGTCATTACTTTATGATACAGACGTAACAAGGCAATTAAACGCCTACCGATCATGGGTTTATTGCGCTGCAGGATTAAATGCGCAGTGTGTCGCTCAAACCCCTCTTAGATTGTATTTTGCAAAACCCGCCAAGAATATCAAGACTATTTTTCCTACCAAGGCAGTGTCTGAAGAAAAAATTGACAATTTAAATAGATTCCATAATATATGGAAAATCCCCGCTGTAAGAAAATCAGTTGGAATAGAAGAGGTTGTTGAGCATCCCGTTCTTGATTTGTTTCGAACTGTCAATAATTTCAATAATAGTTTTGATTTGTGGGAACTTACGGAGCTTTATCAGGAATTGACTGGTAATGCGTACTGGTTGATTCTAAAAGACAAGAAGCTGAAAGTTCCTAGAGAAATTTGGACTATTCCTCCCGATAGAATCACACCTATTCCAGATCCAGACAAGTTCATTTCTGGATACAAATATGTATACGGCACCACAGAATATACATTTCCTGAAAGTATAATTATTCATTTTAAATTCCCTAATCCTCATAATATGTACTTAGGAATTGCTCCTCTTAATGCCGGTATTGCTGCGTACAATACAAATGAGAACATGCAAGTTTACAACAATTCAATGTTTCAAAATATGGGAAGACCATCTGGATTTTTTGAGACGGACGATGTTCTTGATGAAGAAGATTTTCAAAGACTTAAGACTGAATTGCACGATGTCTATTCTGGAGTTCAGAATGTAGGTAAAATGGGCCTTTTGGATCATGGCCTTACTTTCCAACAGGTAGGATTAAAACCTGACGAATTGGCATTTATCGATGGAAGAAAGGCAATCCGTGAAGAGATTTTTAATGTTTATGGTCAGTCTGTAAGTCTTTGGTCAGAGAATACAAATAGAGCTAATGCTGATGCAGCAGAAAGGCAATTTTATCGTAGAACTATCCGTCCAAGGTGTATTCGTTTAGCAGAAAAATTGAATGAAAAACTCTTGCCACGATATGATGGCAATTTATTTTTTGCTTTTGACGATCCTAGTACCGATGATAAATTGATTGACGCTCAAATTCGTAAAATGGATATTGGATCTGGTGTAGTTACAATAAACGAGTCTCGTAAGAAGATGCATCTTCCTCCATTGAAAGATGGTGACTCCCCGTTAATACAGATTCAATATGCACCATTAGAATCTGTTGTATCTGGAGCCACACTTAATAGTAATCCTGGAGCAACTGCTCCTCTTAATGAAGACAAGCCTAATAATAAACCACCTAAAGACGAAGAAAAACTACCTAAAAATGTAAAACCTTCTAAAGCATTAGTTGAGCATATTTTAATGTCTATGCTTGAAGATAAGATATACAATCAGAAGCTTAAACAACTTAGCAAATAATTGGAGTGCCAAATGAAGAAATTCATTTTATTTATCGTTTGTCTGTTTATCTCAACTAGTGTTTATGCCGGGCCATTTATTGCTGGTGGTGGAGCTGGCACTGGAGATATGGCTGAAGCAATATACTCCACAGACGGCAAAATTAAAACTTCAAAAGGAGGCACCGGACAGGACTCGTCCGCCTGGGATGGCTGCTATCCCAGCCTGGTCGGCGGCGTGTGGAGTTGCGACGACAACGACACCGCCATGCGGCGTCTATTGGGACTGGTTATCGGAACTGATGTGTTGGCCCCAGATGGGAACGGCAGCAACCTGAGTGGAGTAGTTAAGGCCGAGAGCGACCCATCGGTGGGCGCCGTGACCGGCATCGTTTCCTCCAATGGCGCAGGGGTGTTTTCTGCCGCAACTTATGCAGACGTGGTCGGTCTCTGGAGCACCTGCACCGGGTATCTGAAAGACGACGGCACGTGCGACACCCCCCAGGGCGACAACGAAACCCTGATCAATCGGCTGATTGCTGAGGGTGCTTCCGACAATGAAACCATCGAATCACTCATCCAGCAGAGTCATGCCGACAACAACGCGACAAACTCAGAGACCCGCTCGGATCAGTCTGTCACCCCGGCGAGCCTCGCCTATTGGTCCCAGAACGCACTCACCACAAGGCTCATGGCCTGGCTGGCAGGCGGTACGATCACCTCTATCGTGGTCGGTGACGGCAACTTCACGGTGGATTCGAGCGGGAACGTCCTTATGCGCACTGCCTCATATATCAGGGACGACGAAAATCCTTTCTGCACTCAGTATTATTCAGGCACCAACTACGACGACAATTACACGGAAATTTGCGCCCCCGAGACTGGATATAGTGAGACCTATCGGCTGTATTGGCCTGCTGCCGCACCGACCGGGGATCAGGTGTTGGTGTTCCCTGCGCCGACCTTGGGGAAGAGTCAGGGAACGTGGGAGGATTTGGCAGGTGGTGGGGATCTGGTCAGCACAAACAACCTTGACGACGTTGACAACTCGACAAGGGCACGGCGCAACCTTGGCTTGGAGATTGGGGTTGATGTATCAGCTCCGGTCACTTCCACCGAACCCATCATCAACATTGCCCTGCGCGGTGGCGGGTCGGCTATCACGACAGGGAGCGCAGGCAATAAGCGCATTGCTTCAGCGGCCACAATCACCGGCTATACGATCACTTCTTCGGCCTCGTGTAGCATCACCGTGGACTTGTGGAAAACCACCTACACAGCCTATGACGTGAGCACTCATCCGGTCGATGGTGACTCGATCACCGCAAGCGCTCCGATCACATTGACAACGGCGGTCAAGGCGAAGGACGAGACCCTGACCGGCTGGACGACGACCCTTGCTGCCGACGACATTATCCATGTCAACGTCGATTCGGCGGACTGTACTGGAGATGTGGACATCCAAGTCTACGGGACAAGGAGCCTATAATGAGACGGTATTTTGCTCTAGCATTCCTCTTTTTTCTTGTTCCAGCCATAGCGTTTGGCGCAACTGCTACCTCAACCGGCTCGGGCAAATGGTCTGAAGCTATTTGGTCTGGCGGGGCTGGAGACGGTGGTGCTCCTGCTGACGGTGATGCTGTAACGATTGCTGAAGGCCACTCTGTCTTGATGGATGCCGATCTGTCGGGCTGGACCGGCATTACCACTCTCACGATCACCGGCAGTGCGGCAAGCACTCCAGGCATGTTGTACTTCAAAAACGGCACAAACGGGTATCTCAAGTTTGCGACTGGTGGCAGTTCCACATATGGTATAGTAGGCACGAACGTCGCCAACAAGGGGAGACTGCTTGCTAACGCCAACGGAGATTGGGATAACGCAACATCTCTAACCTTCGCCAACAAGGCAATTATTGACCTGGGTGGTACTACTACGGCGGCGGCATCTGCCACGATTTACGCTCAGTATCTCGATATCAAGTTGCTGGCTCATGAGCCCACCAACAAATCAGTCACGGTCTATTATGACAAGTATGCTGTAGCTGAGAGTGGAATCAATACCACCACCAATGTCATCACGTTGGCATCTGCTCACGGCTGGTCTGCGAATCGAGCCGTCAAGGTACGGACAACAGGGACTTTCCCAGCCCCTCTCAGCGCGGATGGAATCTATTATGTCGGCTCTCCGTCTGGTGCGGATTTGAAATTGCTCTATACCAGTGGCGGGACCGAGGTAGATCTGACAAGTGCTGGAAGCGGGACTATCGAAATCTACTCTGGGTATGACACCTACGCCGGGGTTTCACAGGTCAATATCCTGGAGGATGTGACCGCAGATACCGGGTGGATTGCTACAGACGGACATGATGCTGTCGTGTTGGCCGATATTGGACCTGCTGAATATGATCAGCAACGCACAGCGATTGCCTCTATTGATTCAGCAACACAGATCACTCTTGCCGCTGCGCTTGATTCTGCTCAGTATCCAGGCGCGAAAATCTGGCTTTCGTCTCGGAATGTGTCTATTAGGTCCTCTGCCTCCGTATCGTCTCATAACATTATCACCACGAGTACAGGTAATACGTTTGGATGTGAAATCAAGAATACACAGGGGACCGGGACTACGTTTTATAGCTCCGGCTTCTACTACTCCAACAACAACACCATCTCGGGCACAATCAGTGGCTGCAACTCCGGCTTCTTCTACTCCTCCAACAACACCATCTCGGGAACGATCAGTGGCTGCAGCTCCGGCCTAAACTCCTCCTCCAACAACACCATCTCGGGAACGATCAGTGGCTGCAGCTACGGCCTAGACTCCTCCTTCAACAACACCATCTCGGGAACGATTAGTGGCTGCAACTCCGGCTTCTTCTACTCCTCCAACAACACCATCTCGGGAACGATCAGTGGCTGCAGCTACGGCCTCTACTACTCCTTCAACAACAACATCTCGGGAACGATTAGTGGCTGCTGCTACGGCTTCTACTACTCCAACAACAACACTATTTCGGGCACGATCACTGGATGCAGCTACGATATACGAGGAAGATCAATAGGCAATATAATAATCAACGGACGAACAGCAGGAGATCTAACCTACTATTCAGACACGCGCAATACCCAAGGCGTTGAAATGCGCCTGGGGGTCGAATCGTGGTTGTATGCTATCGGCACGGACTTTGTGAGGGATGCTTGGGGGGATGTGGATCGAGTAACGCACGCCTCACCTAGGACGGGTGGAAGTGCGTCGGTAATCCGCGCAACGGCACAGAGCAACATAGCCAGTTACGCCAAAGACGGTTTGCTGCTGTTTGCCCACCGGATCTACATTCCCGCTTCGGGGTCTCGCACAATCACCTATTACGCACAGACCGACTACACAGAAGGGCTTACAAGCGATCAGGTCAAGTTGGTATGTTATTACGAGGACAACGAGACTGACACCCATCGAACAAGTGTCACTAGTACTCAGGCCGTGACGGTTGCGAGTGGTACAGATGACTGGGACCAGTACCTACAGGTTACGGTTGTCCCTGGGCATGCGTCCTTTGTCGATTGCGAGGCTCGATTATACGCCTATGAGTCTGGGAAGTATCTCTATATTGACCCCATGCTTGTGACGACCGGGCAAACCGTAATCCCGAGTTGGCAGTACGGTGAGAGCAAAGTCAACGTGTACGCAACACCAGCGGGTGGCGGTGGCAAATGGGTGTACTAGGAAGATTACTAATCGCTTTTCTGTTGACTGCTCCGTGGCAGGCGTTTGCATGGACACTCACCTGCGATAATGGCACCAACCATCGCTATTACGAGATAGTTGGTGCTCCGTGGGGACGGGTAAGGGTCGAGTCGTCCGGGTCGCGGAAGGGTGTGCGGTACCAGTATCGCGTGAGAGTGGATGATAACGAGAGCACGCCAAACACCTTCACCTGGGCAATGCGGCGATGGAGTCCTCCCACGGGGGAGTGGGGGGATAACACCACGGCGGTCCCTCTGTCTGATTCCGGCAACGCAACCCTCAACGATGGAGATGTATATTTCGACCTGGGCAATGCGACGGGGCACAATGTGAGCGATAATGCCACATACTATCTGAGTGACAACGCTACAGGATATCTCTCAATCAGCGCAAACCTCATGCCCAAGGGAAACCGATGCCTCAAGATAAGAGCGGTAGGCTATAACGACACGCTTGTCTCCCCGTGGGTTCAGTGGTGCTATACGCGAGAGTCTTTTGACGGCAACTTCACGGGCGATGAAAACACTACGGATGTGCCGGTTTCGAGCCAACACTACAATGCCGACGCTGGTAATTGGGACGTAATCGAGGGCGGTCACTCCATCGGTCTTCAGATGGGAGCGCACTGATGAGCGCCCTGACCGACCGTATTGCTGGCGTTGCAGCGGCCCGAGGCGTGCCGGACCAGGCCGTAATCGACGCGCTGGTCAAGGCGGTAAAGGCCAGTATCGCCAAAGCCTACAGCCCCGATTTGAACGTTGAGATAGGCTTCGATGCTGAGGGCAGCCTGGAGGCATACGCATTCAAGGAGATCATTCCAGACGGGCAAAGCTTGGTCAATCCTCACAAGCAGATCCGCCTGGCGAAGGCCCGCAAGAGCCTGCCCGACCTGGATGTTGGCGATGAGTACGGCGAACCGGTAGACGTTGCCGCGCTGGAGCGAAAAGCCCTGGAGCCGGGCAGACTCGAAAAGCTCTTCGAGCGATACGGCAACGGACGGAAGGAAAAGCGAACCGCAGAACCGCAGAACACCGAATATCCAACCGCAGAAGTGGACGACGGTCTGACCGCTTCACCGCCAGTACCGCCCTCGCTGCCTCCACGGCCACCCGTCGAGATCATCGAGACGAAGCCGGGCATCTTCCGCGAGGTCCCCTGGAAGGACAACCGGACACGGGCTGAGATTGTTGCCGATCTCCAGCGAGAGGTGGATGAGTGGCGTGACAGCATGGTCTCTCAGTTTATGGAGAAAATAGACGAATATGCGACTAACCTGCGGTCGCTCATCGAGGAGCAGGTGAAGTGAACTACTACAGACACTACGATGATTGTGAGACCGTTTCAACGAGTAGTATCAATGTCGGTTGCTCCTTTTGTGGGCGCGATCTGTCGAATTATTATGTAGTGACCTATTTGGATGGGCGGCCGATTTGTGATGAGTGTCTGGCCAAAGTGCAATTGTCGGTACAGTGATCTGGAACTATGGGAAGCAGGTG